CGCCACCGCCGCCAGGCGTGCCGCCCGCTCCGCCGACGCCGCCCGTGCCGCTGTCCTGCGCGCCGCCGCCGCCACCGCCCGAGCCGCTGCGGATGTCGGTCCCGTCCGCGCCTGCAGTACCGGCGCCGCCGTTGACCGCGCCTGCCGCGCCGCCGTTGCCGCTCAGCGCAGAGTCGGAGCGTGCACCGCTGTAGCCGCCGGCAGCGCCCGCGTTCTCGGTGTTGCCGGTCGGGAGGCCACCGCCACCGCCACCACCACCACCGGCGAAGTAGCTCACGCCGCCCGCGAACGCGGCGCCACCCGCGGTCGTGATGCCACCGCCACCGCCACCACCGAACACGGCGTTCTGGCCAACGGCAGCAGCGTTGCTGCCTCCTCCGCCCCAGCCTTCGCCCGCGAGGTTGGCGCCGTTGTTCGGCTGTCCGCCCGCGACCGTCGTGGTGGAGCCGATGAGCCCGATCGACATCGCGCCGCCGCCCGAGCCGCCGCCCTTCGCGCCCGATCCCGCTCCGCCGAGGCCCGCGCCGCCGCCGTACGCGTAGACGTGCGGCGCCGAGCCGAAGCCCGATGGATTGCCCGCGTTGCCGTTGCCTGCAGCTGAACCGCCGGTCGCGGTCCCGCCGACCGTGACCGACTCGGTCGCGCCGAGCGCGGCAGCCGGAAACCAACGGAACACGCGCGCGCCGCCGCCGCCGCCCGTCCCGCCCTGTCGCGCGTTGCCGGCAGCGGCACCAAAGCCGCCGCCGCCCGATCCGCCACCGGCGACGACATCGACGAACACGAGCACCGCGCCGGGCGGCTTGGTCCACGTGCCGTTGGCCGTGAACGTCTGCTTGTCGACCAGGCGCAGGCCCTGTGCGATCGGGTTGTTGACGAGGAACGTCACGGGCGTCCCTGCAGCGCTTCGAGCGTGAGCGTGAACGTCGTGCTGTTCGCGCTCGGCGTGAAGTCTTCGAGCGTTTGCAGCAGCGCGAAGATGGTCTGCGCGCCGCTCACCGGAGACGTCACGATGTCGACGCCTACTTCGGGCGCGAGCATCGCGACGGCACCGTCGGAGAAGCCATAGAAGTTTCCGACCAGCGTCCCGATGAACGAGCCCTGCTTCGTGCTGAACGCCGCGTTGTCGCCGCCCACGATGCCGCTGCTCGCGGTCGGGTCCGCGCGGTACAGCCAGACGCGGAACGCTTTGCCCAGCACACCAGCGCTCGCGAGGCCGGTGTCTGTGGTGGCCAAGCGACCGCGACGAATCACGAGCGGCGCATCGTTGACGTCCGCGAGTGTGACCGAGATCGCGGAGACCGATCCGGCAGTCGCGTTGTTGCTGACCGCATCGTTGGCCGTGTACGGCGTCGTGTTCGCAGGCCGCGTCATCGCGGACGCGGTCGCGTCCTTGCAACGCACGTAGTCGTTGACCGGCATGGGCGCAGACGCCGAGACGTCCACGCCCGTACCGTCCGCGCCCACCACGGGCTTGACGCGCTGCACGAGCACGCCGGCGCCGATGTCGTCGGCAGCGATCGTCGTGCCCGATCCCGCTGTAATGGCGACGTTGTCGGCCAAGGGCTCAGTCCTCGGTGATCGAGATCTGGCCGATGGCGATGCTCGGCGTGATCAGGTTCGCGACCGCGAGCGGGGTCACCTTGAACATCACACCGCTGCCGTCAGCGGTGATGTCGATCGTGGTGCCGCCGCTGGTCGTCGCGATCGTGATGTTGTCCGAGTCCGGAACGGTCTTGACGAAGTAGACCGTGCCCTCGGTAATGCCCGCCGGGAGCGTCGCGTTCGGAGGCGCGTAGAACACGACGCGGTCGTCGACCGAGAGCCCGTGGCCCTTGTTCGTGATCTGATCGTTGCTGTTCTCGCCGACGAACGGGCCCTTGGGGGAGCCGATCGGTCCGTAGTAGAGGAGCTTGCCGGCGCCCGAGCTCGCGGTGCCGATCGTCCAGAACATCAGCGTCGCGCCAGTCGCTCCGCACTGCGCGAAGTTGATCGCCGCAGCGTTGGTGACCGTGTTGGAGCTGACCGTCCAGCCGCCGCTCGTACGCGCTACCGCGACGCGAGCGTAGTTCGTATACGCGGTTTCGTTCGTGGTCTGGTCGCCACCCTCGCCAGGATTGGCAGTGCACAGACCGACGTAGAGGTTCGTGGCTGGAGACGCCGCCGCGTTGTCCGCGATGTTCGCGATCGCGGTGGCGGTAAAGAGGAGCTTGAGCCAGTCATTTTCGAGTGTGTTACCTTTAGATGACATTTGTAATCGTCTCCTCGCGCGCAGCGCGCAGGTGTGCCTTTCGCCACGCTCGAAGCGCCGAGCGGCGTTGCCTTGGGTTCAGCTGTAGGAGGCTCAGCCCGCGACGGGGGTCACTTCAGCAGCACGCTGTCAGCTGCTTCCCGCAGCGACTTGCGCTGGTTGATCTCGTCGAGCGTGTGGAAGCAAGCCGCCCATCCGATCGTGTCCGATTCGAAAGCCTTGCGATCTACGGCGCCGTGTTTGCCGCCCGCGAGCGCGACATGCCGTGCGTAAAGGGCGCGTAGTTCCTGCTCGAGCAGGCACGTGCGCGCTTCGGCGAGCGCAGCTCGTGTCGTCAGCTGAACGATCAGCGGGTTGAGCTTCAGTTCGAGCGCTCGCGACGCGATGACACCATCGTCGGTCGTTGGCGTCGGGTCGGGCTCGCCGAGCGGTGGTGGAGGTGGCGTGATCGCGCGCTGCGAAGTCGTGCGCGGCGGGTCAGCGGGGTGCTCGTTATGCGCGAGACCGCCGAGATAGCCACCGGCGCCGACCATGAGCGCAGCCAGGCCGTAGCCCAGCGACTGCCACATGCCCTTGGTACTGCGCTCCGCCATGCATCACCGCCAAAGCTCCCTACCGACCGGCGGCGCTGACTGCCCACTGGAAGATCTGAATGAGCGCCCACACCCCCATCGAACCGGCGCCGAACGCGATCCATCCGGCCGAGCGCGTCGCCAGCTTCTTGATCGTGTCGAGCGTGTCCTTCGTGTCTTTCCAATTCTGCTCGAGCACCGCGACGCGCTCTCCGACACTGGTCGAGTGCTGCAGCGCGTGACCCGCCAACGCATCGCTGCGAACAGCGGAGTCGTGGACGCTGAGCAGCGTTCGGAGTTCGGTCATCTTCAGCGAATCGTCCAAGTGCTCCTCCGCGCTCGGTCGTGTCTGCACCGCGCTCACCGCTGCAGTCATCGATCCCCCTTGGGCTTGTTCCATGCACCGCGCACCTTTCGTGTCGCGTCCTGCTCGTGGGCGAGCACCGGGGCCGCGCGGGGCACGGTCGGGTCATCGTTGCCGACGGGAGTGGATACTCCCTTGGGAAGCGGGCGCGGCGGGATCGACGTTGGGAGCCGGGCGTCCGCCTGCAGGTTCTCGAGCACCTCGCTGACCGCGGGCGTCAGCGCGTGGACGCCGAGCGTTCCTGCGAGCACCCGAACGCAGCGCTTGAGCGCATCGTTGCGACGCGTTGCGACGACAAGCTCGATCAGCGCGTTGTGCACCGTCTCGCCTCGGAGCTCGACGCGCAGCGCTGGGCTCAGCCGATCGTTCAGCAGATCGATGAGCTCGGCGTGCCTGACTTCCGCGAGCACCTGCGCTCCGCGCGCGTCGGTGTGATGGCTCACCGCTTCTTCCCGCGCGGCATCTGGAAGGGTGCCGGGCGCTCCGAGCCCGGGATCACCACCTTCGCCACCGGATTGTCGGGGACCGTTGGCCTCGTGGAAGCGTCGGATTCGGTGGGCGTGAAGTGAAACTCCAAGTCCTCCTCGGGGAGCGTCCGAAGTAGCTCGTCCTCGATCGCTTGCTGGTCGATCGGCGGCTTCGGCCCAGCGCCGGCGCGGGCCTCGATGAAGGAACGCAGACTCCGCAGCACGGAGCGCGGAAGCAAAAGCACGCGGGTGGGCCAGCGCATGGGTCACTCGTCGTTCCGGCCGAACAGCCGGCTGCGGAAGCTCTCGAGGTTCAGCGCAGGCCCCGGGTCGAGCTTGCGCTTGGGAGCGATGTCGTCGTGGCCAACGACCTCGACGATGCTCGGATAAGCGGCCATGAGCGCGCGGCAGACTTCCTCGCACGCTTCGATCTGGTCGCTCGTGTACGCGTGCCAGCCTCGGACGCCGCCGCCGTGCTTGTGCTCAGCGATCACGACGTCATCGCCGCCGACCTTCGCGCCCCAGGCCGTCACCCAGCCGACCGCTGTGCGGTGGAGCAGGCCAGCGTTGTCGAGCTCGATGCCGATCGAGAACTGGTTCAGCCCGTGCATGGGCACGTGTGCGTAGCCTCGTGCACCGCCCAGCACGAGCGAGCTTTCCCCCGCATGCCACGCGCGTTGATCGAACGGCACGAGCTGAGCGATCGATCCGCCGCGCCCGATCACGATGTGCGCCGACGCCTTGGCCGCTGGGTCGCAGAGCCACTTGCAAGACTGCTCGAAGCTGCGGCCGGCGGTGTAGTGCAGAACGATCACGGCCGGCGCCACGAGCTCGCGCGCGTGGTTCGGCGACGCGATGAACGGAATCGGCGCACCGTCGTCGCGGTGCAGTAGGTGGTGCTCGACCTTCACTTCGGGGCCCTCCGCTTCGCACGCTCGAGCGCCGCTGCGATCGCCTTCTCCTCGCCGACCTTCGTCAGCGCGCGGCGCGCGCGGGGACTCTTCGCGATGATGCGGTGCGAGCTGTTGCGCGCCAGAGACTGGTTCTCGTCGTCCTCGCCCTGGTGCCAGAAGCTCGCGCGACTGACCACGTGATCGGCTTCGAGCCGAACGAGCCAGCTGTGCGCGACCTTGATCGCGGCGAGCAGCAGACCGACCAGCGCGAGCTGCACGGCTTCGTTGTGCAGGACGTCGTCCATACAACCTCGATAAGGAAACCCACCGGAGCCCGTTGCTCGAACGACCAGGAGGATCAGGTCACGGGCCCGGTGGGCGCGTGGGGAGCGAACGTGTAAGCGCCGCTTGCAGGCGGACGCGGGCCTACAGCGACGGCGCCGGGATGGTCGGGCGCACGTGCTGCGGGCCGCCGGCGAGCCGGTGCTTGGTGCGCGACCAGGCGTGGTCGAGCGCGGCCGCGCGCGTCACGGTCATAGCCCTGCGCATCGCGGGCCACTCGTTCCAGTAGCGCCACTCGCCATCGGCGCCGCGCGCGCGCATCACCATGTAGCCGTCGGGCGCGAGCTCGCCCGGGCCGGCGAGCCGGCGTGCGTAGTCGAAGCGCCCGCCGTCGTGCACGAACATCCCCTTCGCGAAGGGATCGGCGAGGCTCGCGTCGAACCAGGCCGGCGTCACGAAGTTGGCGACGGGCCACGACGTGCCCGCGTGCAAAATCTCGTAGGTGTCCTGGCAGGGGTCACAGTCTTCGAGCGCGACCTCGATGCCCGCGCTCATCGTCGGGTGCTGGCGCCACTGGTCGATCGTCGGGTCGACCATCGCCTCGAGGATCTCGTGCGCCGCGCTCTCGCAGACCGAGTACGGGCCCGTGCTCAAGCCGCTGGTGTGGTCGACGTAGACGCGACCCGCTGGCCCGTTGCGGACCGGATCCCAGTAGTGCACCGCGAGCACGCCCGCGTCGCCCTCGTTGTCGACGAACACGATCGGGCGGCAGTGCGGCGGCAGCTGGCCGCGGTCCTCCGCAATCACCACCGCCGGCGCCGGCATGCCCCACGCGGCCGCGCAGTGCTGCGCGTTCTGCTCGAGCGGCCACGCCATCCGCATCAGGTCCGCTGGGCGGACGAGCGGCGTCTCGGTGCAGAGCGCGAAGGTGTAGCGTTGTCCGGTCATGCTCAGCACTCCACCAGCTGCCCGTCGCGCAGCCAGCCGTGGTAGCCGGGAGTGCCGTGGAAAAGGATGCTGGGGCTTGCCGTTACGCGCGGCGCTTCACCGGTGCGCGTCCAGCGCCCGCCGCCGCTCGAGATGCTGTCGACGAGCCAGTCTCCCGCCGGCGTCTTCACCACGAGAGAGCGCCCATCCGGGCCCTTGAAGGTGTCTTCGTACCAAGGCGCAAACCACATCGCGCCCGGCGGCGCGTCGTCGAGCGTGAACAGCTCGCCGGTGTCGACGCGGCGCCAAAGCCGGTCGACGTTGTACTGCCATTGGTCCGTGTCGGCGAAGGCGTAGCCGCAACCGCAGTGCGTGGGCCACAGCGGATCGCTGTGGTCCTTCGCATCCATGCCGTAGCCATTGGACTTGGGGTCGAGCGGGAACGCGATGTGTCCGCGCACCGCGCTCGCGTTGTGGTAGCCGTGCGGCAGCGGGCATTTCTGGCCCTCGCCGCTCCAGACGAAGCGGCGGAGCGACTCCTGCGCCTGATCGCTCGGCTCGAGCAGGAAGCACTGGATGACGCCGCCGCTCACGGCTCGTACGCCTTGTTGCTCCGCACGTGCACGCCCCTCGCATCGAGGAAGCTCTGCGCGCGCGCTGCGCTCGCCAAGCGCTCGGGGCTCGAGCTCACGCCAGGCCGCGTCCACTCGCTCTTGAGCAGGTCGACCAGGCAGGAGATGACGCTGGCGCCGTGCTCGCGCGCCAGCTGATCGAGCTTCGCGCTGGCGGTGGGTCCGATCGCGGTCTGCGTCGCCTCATCGCCCGGCACCTCGGCGCTCTGCAGGATCGTGCTGACCGTGCTCACCACGTCGTCGATCACGGGCCCGCAGTCGAGCGCGGTCTGCGGCCAGTCGATCTTGTCGGGGTGACAGCTGTAGGCCGGCACCAAGCAGGTGGAGAGCAGCAGGACGCAGCCGAGCGCCGCGCCGCGAAGGCGTCGTTGGATGGCACGCATTGGAACCTCGTCTGGAATCGGTTTGGAACCGTCGAGAATCGATCGCGATACCTGGATCAATCTCGAACTTTAAAGGACACAGCTGAACCGAACGAATCAGGCGGCTGCGGCCTGCGGCGCGCGCCGGTTTGGTCGGGGCAGCAGCGATCGCTGTCGCGGCAGCGGTCGAGGCCCGATCGCGCTGATCGGTGCTCGAGCAGGCGCGCGGTCGGCATTGGCGGGCAGCGCGCCCTCGAAGTAGCGGCGCTTCGCGGTCCGAGCGCTCCGCGCAAAGCCCGAGATCGCAGCTTCCAAGCGCGCGTGAGCGATCGCGTTCGTGTGCAAGCGGCAGTTGCAAGCCGTCTGGCATCCGAAGTCGACCACGATCACGAAGCACTGCGCGCTCGTGCCGTACGGCGTTGGGAGGAAGGCAGCCATCAGGAGATCGCGAGTCCGAACCGCCTGCGCACGTACGCCTTGACCATCGCGTCCTTGGCGTCCGTGGGCGTGTCGACGTAGATGCAGAACGCGAACGAGCCCGCGGCGTTTCCGGGCTCACCAAAGCGCTGCGTGTTGATCGCCTTCAGCGTGTCTGTGCCGGTGAGATTCGGTGATGCGAGCGTGCCATCGATCTCGTACCGCGCTCCGGTCGAGAGCGGCCGCAACGCATGGAGGTGCCAGCCGCTCCCGAATGCAGGGGTGGTGACGAGGGCGACCTGAGTGCCTCCGCTGAATTCTGCGAACGCCTCGAAGTGCGACGAGCCGTTGTAAAACTCGCCCGTGATGAATGCGCCGTTCGCTGCTTGGCAGACCGAGCGCGAAGAACCGCCCAGCGCGAGCACGGCGTACATCCCCACACGGTTGGCGGCGCCGTGCGAAACCGTCGCCGCGAGCGTTCGATCGACATCCTGCAGCTCGATGTACGGGCACCCTCCAGGGCCACCGCTTGCGTGGTGCAGCGGCTGGTTGATTGCGGTGGCCTGCGCAGCGTGCGAGCTGCCAACGCGGTCGTTCAGCTGCGAGACGTTGCCGCTGTTCAGCGACAAGAGCGAGCCCGCGCCCGCGGGTACCTCCCACCAATGCAGCAAGCTCGCGCCGAGCCCCGACAGGACTGGCTCTTGCCGCAGCGTCGACCGTGCACCGCCATTTCTCACGAGCGACCCCGTTCAGGCGATGGAGAGGCCGTAGCGGCTGCGCACGTACGCCTTGACCTGTGCGTATCGGTTGTCGTCGGCGTTGATGACGCAGGCGACGCTGCCGCCGGAGTTGGCGCCCTGCGCATCGCCGATGGACTCGTGCGAGAACGGGAACATGCCGCCGGTGCCGGACCAGGTCACTCCGCCTACGGTGGTGCCGTCGATCTGCCAAAGCGTGCCCGTCGAGAGCGGGCGAAAAGAGTGTAGGTGCCAACCCGTGTCAAAGGCTGGGGTGGTCGCGTCCTTGCTCTGAACGCCGTCGACATCGAGTAGCGAGTAGCAGGAAAACTTCGACGAGCCCGCGGCGCGCTTGAACTCGAGTACGACGTCGGTGACCTCGTCGACCGACAGCAGCTGGAACGCGACACGCGACGCCGTGTCGGGAAGCTTGCACACCACGTGGTGGCAGATGCGTTGCCCGAGCGCGCTACCCGGGCCGGCAGAGATTGATCTGCCCGTGCCCTGCAGATCGATGCACGGCTGACCATTGGGACCGCCGCTCGCGTTGAACGCTGGCTGTGCCCCCGTCGTCGCCTGCGTCATATGCGCGCGGCCGCGACCTCTGTCCGCGAGCGCAGATACGTTGCTGCCGTTCAGAGTCAGGAACGCGCCGGCTGCGGCAGGTAGCTCCCAGTGGTTCAGGAAGGGATTGTCCGGCCGGATGATCCGCCGAGCGCCGCCGTTTCTCACGTGAAGTCCGGCGACACCGCGCCGTCGCCGGCGATCTGCACGAGGCACAGGTTCACGCTGTTGATGGTGACCATCTTGTAGAACAGCACCGAGCGTGCGTTCGCCGCCTTGAACTCGGTCGTGTTCACCAGGCCACCGGCGTTGAGGCAACGCACCGTGAAGCCCGACACCGTGATGGCCGTGATGCGCCGGCTGCCGGTGCCGTCCTGCAGGAAGGCGATCGTGCCGCTCTGACCGACGGCAGGGTTGGCGAGCGTGATCGCGATGTTGTTGGTCAGCGTCCCGAGCGCGAAGTCGTCGTTCGCAGCAACATCGAAGCTCGGCGTGGTCGAGAAGGCGACGTTCGTCTGCGTCGTCTTGATCGGACCGGTGAGCGTGCCGCCGGCGAGCGGAAGATACGTGCCCGACGCGGGGTCGAGCTTCACCCAGCTGGTGTTGTTCGCGCTCGATCCGCGGTGCTCCCACAGGCCGCTGTTGGTCGTGGCCTGCCGGAAGTAGAGATCGCCGGGGTTGCCGGTGACGTTGCCAACCGGCGTGACCACGCCCGAGTAGATCTTCACCCCCGCAACGCCGACGCCCTCAAGAATGCCCAGGTAGCCGACCACGATGCCGCGCGCGACGGCGGGACCGATGCTGATCGCGCCGTTGCTGCCGAGGCCGCTCTCGCCACCGAGCGGGACGTTGGTGCCGCCGGGCCCGGCTTCGATGTTGATGTCGCCGCCGCCGCCACCGTTGATGCCCGCGTCATTGCTATCGCCGCCAGCGCCGCCGGTGACGTTGATTGCCCCCGCTGATCCAGGCTGCCCAGTGGCGCTTGATGCGTCACCGCCGTCGCCGCTCTTGAGAGCGAGCGGCCCGCCGTTGCCGGCGGTCCCGGCCGCGGTCGATGCGCCGTTGCCAGCGCGGATGTCTGCGCTGCCGCCGTCGCCGCCCACGCCCGCGCCAGCTGCCACGCCGCCGGCTGCGCCCCACAGCCGCGCATTGCCGCCGGCTCTTCCGTCGCCGGTTCCTGAAGCACCACCGCCCGCACCAGCGAGCACGTAGGCGTTGCCGCCGCCGCCGGCCTGCCCGTTGACAGCTGAGCCGCCAGCACTTGCCGAGAGTACGACTAGGCCGCCGTCGCTACCGTTCGTTGCGCCCGTGCCCGCCTTGCCCGCTCCTGAAGCGAGCACCAGGTCAGTGCCCTCGATGGCGGTCGCGACCGCGTCGGGAGCCTTGAGCAGCGTCTGCTCGCTCGTAACCTTGCGGCGGAAGAACAGCAGGATGTCGGTCAGCGCGTCGGCCGCGCGCACGCGCAGGTTGTTCGTTCCGCTCGCGACCTCCGCGTCGATCGTTCCACCGGCTGTGTACGCCTGCTGCAGCGTCGGGGTCGCGCCGGTGGCCGCGATCGTGATGTCGACCTCGCCGCTACCGGCATCGTCGGCTGCGGTGATCGCTACGCCGCTGCCCTCGATCAGATTCAGGCGCCCGCGCGTGCCGACGTCCGCTCCGCTGTTCTTGCGGACGGTGACGGTGCCGTTCACTCCCGCGCTGATGTCGAGAACGCTCTGCTTGTTCGTCGGATCGTCGGTGAGCGTCGCTCCGATCACCTTCAGCGTCGAGCGCTGAGGCAAGACGGAGTTGTCCGACTTCTTGAGCCGATGAATGCCCAAGAGCGATGAGATCCAGCCGTCAGCCATGGTCTACGCCGCCTGCGATCGGCAAGGGCCGGTGTAGAGAAGGTGACCGTGGTGCGTGGCGATCATGAAGCGCTCGCCATCGGTGGCGACCGCATGCGCGTCCATCAGGCTGCTCAACCACGGGTGCCCGGGTCGGAACAGGCGCCGCCAACCGTCGCGCCCCCACCGACCGACCAGCACGAGCGGATCGTTCGTGTTGCTGTTTTCGAAACCGACGATGCACCACAGATCGGCCTGCTTGCAGTGAACGGCATCGGCGAATGTGATGGGCGCAAGGCTCGGCAGTCCGCCCTGCTCCACAGTCCATGTGGTCCCGCCTGGGCTCGAAGCCATCACCAGCCCCGTGCTGAATGCGACGAACCGACCAATGCCGAGCGTGTTGCCGACTTGAGACCAGCGCACCTTCGCCCAGAACACTCCGGTTCCCAGCGACGACGTCTGATGTGACCACGACGTTCCGTTCGTGGAGTGCCGAATCTCGCCGTTGGTGCCAACCGCCACGAAGTCGCTGACGCCGTTGAAGGCGACGGAGAACAGGTTGTATGAGCTAGTCGTCTCGCGCCGAGTCCACGTCACCCCATCGGGCGAAGTCTGAATCTCTCCGGTGTCGCCTACCGCGACGAACAGACCGACGCCGAAGGTCACATCGCGGAAGTCGCCCGTGTACGAAGACCCGGCGGTGTGGTTGGTCCAGCTGGTCCCGCCGTTGGTCGAGACCTTGATCTCGGCGGAGGCGCCAACGGCGACGATGATGCTCCCGTCCGCGTTGCTGGCGAAGCCGCGGCGCGATCCGGATCCTGCGCCCGAGCTCGAGACGCTGAGCGCGTCGAAGTTGTTCGTCGGCGCGGCTGCGTAGCGGATGAAGTCCACCGAGCCAGTACCTGCCCAGAGCCAGCGCGCGCCGTTCGGGGAGGCTGGCACAAAGAACGCGCACGTCGGGCTGTCGTTCACCGTCGAGCCGTCCGCCGTGACCTGATTCAACGCTCCGATCGCATCGATCGCGCTCTGCGCTGCCGCGCGGTCCGCGAGCTGACGGAACGCAACGTTGACGCTCTCGGCGTCTGCCGCATCGCCGTCATCCGGGATTGCGGTCAGCGGATTGTAGGCGTGAGACACGGATCACCCTCTCCAGTAGATCGCCGCACGACTGCGGTTTGCCGGGTTGTCCCACGTGCCGTCAGGCTGCTCTGCAGCCCACGTCACGCCATCGAGAACGACGATGATGTACTCGCAGATCACGTGCGCCGGCTTCCACTTGCGCACCAGCGCGCGCACGCTCCGCACTTCGTCGAGCGTGGCCGTGGAGCCCCACGTCCTTTGTCCCCAGAGCGTTCCATCGCCCCAAAGCCAGCGCGACCAAGGGTGACCGGTGATGACGACGTAGAAGCGTGACCAGTTGTCGACGTCCGCGTCCCAGTTCCAGCCCGGAGTCGTGCGGTCTTTGACTTCAGCTGTGAGTCCGAGCGCGGCGAGCTGGTTCTCGATGCAGGTCGTCGTGCCTGCGTTCTTCCAGGTCTCCCAAGCGTCGCGCAGTCGAGCTGTGTAGGTCTCGTCGGTATCGATCGGATACCGCGGCATCGAGCGACCGTCGCCAAGGTACGGCAACGCGCTCGGCGGGAACGTGTCCGAGCCGAAGAACCTCGCCTTGATCGCTTGGTTACAGCCTTCGGCCGCGGCGTCGAAGAACACGCCCAGCGTTCCCGGCAGCACGCGCTGACCCGAGTCGCCCTGAAAGACAGTGGGCGACAGCGCGTCTGCCGCGTAGCGCTGGAAGGTCGTTGGCGCGGTCATGGATCAGAGCGCGGCAGGCAGCACCGGCATGTCCGGCGTGCCCATCACCGCAACCTGGGTCTTGAGCATCGCGATGTTCGCCGCGGGCGCGGTCAGCACGACGTTCACCACGCCTGGGATCGAGAACAGCGCGTAATACAGCTGGCCGATCAGCAGCTCGCCAGCGTCGCCGTCGAAGGACTTCACGCCGCCGATCGGAACAGCCCGCAAGAACGCGTTGAGCGTCGCGAGCACCACGTCTCCGAGCACGACGGCATCCATCGCCGGGTCGCAGTAGACGGTCCCGGTGAAGTTGACGGGCAGATTCGTCGCGCTCAGCGCCAAGACGTCAGCGCAGAGCGCGCGCCGGCGCACGAGATCGGTCGTGCCGTCGATGTAGTTCTGGACCGCAGCGACGACAGGCCCTGCAACGGCGCCACTCGCCCCCGCGAGGTAGACATCGAGCGTGCCGGGGCCACGTGGGTTCTGAGCGTCGACGAACACGCGCGTGACAGCCGGATCGGCCTCGCGCGCCCAGTTCTCGTACGCTTCCGCAGGCCCGTTGACTCCGAGCCCTGCCCACTTCGTGCGGTCGCGCTGCTGCAGCGAGGCGTCGGTCTCTTGGTCCGCGCCCGAGCGCGTGATCCACGTGCCCGGACCGAGGTCGGGGTTGTTGACCGTGACCCCGGGCGGGCCTTCGACGCGCACGGTGAGCGTGTTGATCGGAACATTGCCGTCGTTGCCGCCGACTTCCGCTTCGAAGTACAGCGGCAGCACGCCACTCAGAGCGAGCGTGCCGCCTGTGGTGTTGCGGTAGCGGCGACCATCGGCGTCGCTCACCACCACTTCGTCGACGCCGATCGTGTGGGGACCGGTGCCATCCGAGTCCGTGAGCGAGACGACTCCGAGCGTCTTGACCGCCTCGAAGCGCTGATTGTCGTAGTGGCTGTCGGAGAGCAGGTCGAGCCAGCCGCCGCTGGAGAGCGAGAGCAGGCCCGCGCGCGCGAGCTGGTCCGCAACGAGCAGCTTCTCGGATGCAAGCTCGGCAAAGGCCTCGAACATCGTCCGCTGCAGGGACCCGCTCTGCCAGCTCTCCACCGGGAAGCCGTGGCCGCGCAACAGATCAAAAAGGAAGGCGAGCGCCTGGTCCTTCGTGATCGGTACGATCAGCTCGTCGACCGAGACAGCCACGTCAGGTGTTCTCCGTGAGGAGCTCGACCGTCAGCGCGCTGGCTGCGATCGTGAGCTTGAATGGACCGTCGCCGTCGGTGACGGTCAGGCGCACCGTGAGCGTCTCGCCGATGAAGGCGGCCTCGACGTCCACGCTGTCGACGCGCTCGTCCTTCTCGCACTCGACGCGCACCTGCATCTCGAGCGCGCCAGGCTGCGGCGCCGGCGCGCTCAGGAACTGGCGAAGGTCGAGCCCGTAGTCGAAGTCGTAGAAGAGCGAGCCGTGCGGCGTGGTCAGCCTGTGAAGCAGGGCCTCAGCCAGCCCACGGCGTCCCGAGACGAGCCCTAGCGTCGGGAGCACGTCGAGAACGCCTCCCAGGTCGACGCCAAACTCTGTGCTTTCGGCCACTTAGTGCCCTCGTTTGACCGAGGCCACGCAGGCCCCCCATACTTTTGCGATGCGACTGGCGCTCGTACTTGCGATCGCGCTGCTCGGCTGCTCGAGCAGCCACGGCGGCGACCCCGAATCCCCTGCAGACGACGGTGACCCGCGAACCGCTTCCGCGCGCGGATCGAGCGCATCGAAGAGCACCGATCACAGCGATGGAGTCGGTTCACTGAGGGGAACAAACGACGCCGGCGCCGATCAGGACGAGGAGTCCGCAGGCAGCAGTGCTGACGTGCCAGTGGACACGGGCCACGACGCTGAGCCGCCGAATTCAGCTGCCGGGATGGGCGCGGAGGAGACGGCTGGATCTTCGGCTGCGCCCGGTGCCGGCAGCTCTGCCCCGATGATGGGCGCTGCGGGTGCCGGCGGGAGCGCTCTTCCGCAGGCGGGAAGCGGATCGCCGACGATTCAATGCAGCGACGACGACTCCGATGGGGTGTGCGACGACTTGGACACATGCCCCGGCGGCTCGGACGCGGATGCGGACCGTAACGGCTACGCCGATGGGTGTGATCAGGTGTTGGCGAAGTTCCAGATCCCCAAGGCAACAAAGACCATCGCCGACGTGTCTTCGCGCATCCGCATCAGCGGATCGCTCGCTGAATCGATGTCGCTGTTCACCACGTCGCCGTTGACGAGCGCGGGAACGACCTCCTTCGATGTCGACGGTGGCCCGGAATACGTGATAGCCGCGGCTGCTCGCCTTCAGTCTGGAGCGGCCGCCATCAGCGCTTCAATCGAGGCGAATGGTTCGGTGGGTGTTTCTGGTCAGCGCTGGTTCGTGAGCAACCAAAACGCCGACATGACCTCGAAGACAATCACGCGCTTCGTGCTCGTAGTCGATCCTCTCGAGCTCGTGCCGAACGGAACGAAGACCGACGTGACCACCGGTGGGCGCTGGGAAATCCGCGGCTACTGAGTGGACGCGAAGCAGAAGGAAGACCGGCGCAACGGTGCGATCGGCTGCCTCGTTGTCGCTGCGCTTGGGCTCAGCTGGTGCGGCCTGTGTCGATCGGGTTCTGACCGGCGACCTTCGGTAGCATCCGTGCCGACGGAGGCGGCGAAGCCTGTCGTGATCGAACCTCCCGATGATCGACCGCCAGCATGCAACTACCTGCGGCCGTTCGGACTGCCGACGGGCGACTTCTGGCAGCCCGACCCTGAATCTCCCTATCAATGCGTGTCGACGTACAAGAAGCTTCCAAGCTCAGGCCCGCTCGAGAACCACATGACGTACGCAGTCCTCGGCGAATCTGGGGGCATCGTGCATTCGATGACGCTCGAGCTTGATATCTACGACCGCCGCACTGCGGAGGCGGCGCGAGAAGCCCTGATCGTCCCGGCGTCCCAGCTCTGCAGCAGGGTATTTGGTCAGATGATGCCGGACTCGATGTTCAAGGCGATCCGCGCGGGCAAGCCGCTGCTGCTCGAAACGGGGGCCGGCAAGATGTCCCTTGAGCGATCGAACTGGCCAACCGGTCTCGGTTACGACCTCAAGTTTTCGATCGAGCTCTAGAGATCAACTCCAGTTGACCGGCGATCCGCCGACGCTCGGCGTTGCGGTCCCCGTGATCATCCAGTCATCGATCGCCGACCTGAAGTCCGACGCTGCGTCGGCGTGCGTCTCCGGCTTCGGTTCCGCCGCGAACAGCGTCGCGAATCCCAGAGGACTCGGAGGCGGCGTCGCGACGAACGCTGGCGCCATCCCAGCTCCCACGGTGGTCGCGAAGGTGAGGAAGGCCGCTTCCATCGCCGCCGCCGTAGCGGCTGCATTCACGTTCGCGAACGCCGCTGCAAGAGCTACCTGCAATGCGGCTGCCGCGGTCGTCACCTGCGTGGAAGTCGGAATGATGCCAGTCGCATAGCCATCGAGCGCATCGGCCCACTGCTGCGCGCAGTCGGCGATCGTCTCTCCCGGCGTCTCGGCAAGCTCTTTGAGATCGTCCTCGAGCCCGGCGGAGTCCAGAGCCATAGAAGCGCTTAGGCTCCTGGTGTCGGCGGTCCGCTCGGTCCCATGGCCGTCGGATGAACGTGTGTGCTGAGTGCCACCGGATGCGTGTCAGCCTTCGCTGTGACTTCGCCCGTAACTTCGAGGTCACCCACAACACGGAGCTTCGCGCCAACGCCGGTCAGCGTGATCGTGATCTGCTGCACGGGCGCGCCAGCATCCCACATCCCCGCGCGCGGCCGCGCCGGATCGCCAGCATCGAAGAACACCCGCGCGCGCGCGCCGTTGGCTGGCATCGCTGTCACGCCCGGGATCCCGAACACCATCTTGAGGCGGTCGAGTCCCTTCCATTTGCCGGAGACGAGCCGATCGTCGACGAGCAGCGTGATCTCGTCGCCCGACGTCGCGACCACCTTTCCCGGATAGAACCGGCTGAGCTGCAGCTTGGGCAGCACCAGCTCGCGGATGCGCTTGCCGACGATGCCGAGTAGTCCGCCCTGCCCCTTCTCCTCGTCGAAGTAGATGTCCTGGCGGAGCGATTTCGCCGTAGCGATCAGCGCGGTGCGCTCGATGCGCTTGCCCTCGAGAGTCGTGCCCGGCCGCGCTTGCGGTGCCTCGGTCACGCCGTCGTAGGCAATCGTGAGCTTGCGTTCCTGCGGGTTGTAGCTCTCGGTGATCGTCTTTGCCGTGACCGGTGGCCAGGTCTCCGGGCCGATCCACAGCGTCCCCGCGCGCGTGATGCGCCACTCGTAGCCGAGCCCGTCGGCGATCTGGCGCAGCGCGAGGTGTGTCTCGCCCTGCATGCGAGACCAGCGCTCGTAGCGCTTGGCCAGCAGGTCAGCAGGGATCGCCGGGTCGAGCACCTCGCCCGACTCGCGAGCGATCGCCGTGAGCAGCGTGCCCACGGTGGGCTCGACGTACCACGCGGCCGGAAGCACCTTCGAGAGCCCGCCGCGGCCGCCGACGATGGTCCCCTTCCAGCGCCCTGACTCGATGTCTCCGAGCACCGCGGTGCCCACGAACTTCTCGCCATCGACGTCGATCGTAATCAGGCCGCTGAGCGCTTCGTCGGCGTCGACCTCGACGATGGCTGTCCACGAGGCGTTTCGGTTTTCGGCGATGCCGAGCTGGACGACCGGCTTGCCGTTCGCGGTGATCACGGGGCGATCCGGTTCGGCTCGAGGAAGGCCAGTGCGGAGTCACGTGGCGGAGGAATGCCGAGGTCGAGCTTCTCCTGCCCGTTGTCGAGCACGATGACGTCGCCGCGCCCCTTGAAGGCTTCGTTCGTGAAGCCCGGGCCGATCGGCTTCTGCTTACGCTTCTTGGTGGCCTTCGGCTGCGGCAGCCATTCGAGGCACTTGATGCGTACCTCGACGATGCCGTCGTCTCCGAGCTTCGGCGCCTCAATCGCGATCACGTAGACCGCATTCACGCCGAGCGTGTCGAGCGCCGGATGCACGACCGTCAGCGGGTCGCGCGCGGCTCCCTTGCGACGCGGGTGGACCTCTTTCAGCGCCTTCTGCAGCTTGTCGAAGTCGTCCTTGCTGGCCACGCGGCCGACGAGGGTGATCTCGGCGTTGCTGTAGCCCTGATCCTTGATGACGGCGCCGTCCTGGTCCTTGCGTTCCTTGACGTCGACCTTGCGCGCAGCCTCGCCTTCGACCTCCCACTTTCCGGGAAGCTGGCTGCTGCCGAGAGTGAGGTTGCCCCAGTCGGTCTGGTCCCAGTGCGGGGTGATCTCTGCCATGCGCGCTACGTCCCGGCGTGCTCGCCGCCCTGGTTCAGCGCATCACGAACACCGGCCATGGCCGCGTCACGAACCTCGCGCATCTTCGCGCCAGCTCCGACGGTCAGGCTGATCTTGAACGTGTTGTACTGCACCACGCGGCTCGGTCCGCCGATGCGCGCTGCCGGAGCCTCGGGCGACGCCACGATCGAAGCGCCGCTGCGCCCGAGCTCGCCGCCAGCTTCCGCCGTGGCACCGTGCCTATCCTGCAAGCCGAGCATGAAGCCGTCGACGGTGTTCTGACCGTAGCCGCGCATCACCTTCGATGGGCTAGCGATGCCGAGCACGCTCTTGAGCGAGTCGATCATCGTCGTGCCCATCGCCATGGCACCGTCGGCGAGCGCAGAAACGAGCGACTTCATGCCGTTGATCAGGCCCATCACCGCATCGCGGCCGGCCTTGTAGGTGGCCTTGCCGAGCCACACGAAGAACTCACCGATCTCATTGCGCCAGATGACGATCGCCGAGACGATGCCAGCGACCGCGGCCGCGATGCCGAGCGCCAGCGTGACCGGCGAGGTGACGATGGCCAGCAGCACGCCGCCGATCGCACCGAGCACCGTACCGATGACTGGAAGCGCGGCCGCGATGGCTCCGACGATCACGCCGCTGACCGTTGCGATGCCTCCGAACACGGTCCAGAGCGCGCTACCGATCGCGAGGATCTTCGGAAGGAACAGCACCACGGCGCCGAGCCCGAGCACCCACTTGCCCATGGGGGTCTGTAGGAACGCAACCGCCTGTCCGATGGCCTTCACCAGCTCGAACACCAGCGCGAACGACTTCGCCACCCCGCGCCCGAAGTCATACCAGAGCTGCCGCTGGTCGCCGGCGAGGCTCGTGATGCCATCCATGCCCGCGAGCACTTCGGAGAAAGCTGAGCCGAAGCCCGAGGCGAACTGCCGGGCCAGGTCGATCGCGACCGGCAGCAGGCCGACCACCTTGCTGACGAAGTCTCCGAACGAGGTCACGTCGAGCTGGCCGATCGCGGAGATCGCCGACTCGATCGCATCCTTGACCTTCTTCATGGCTGGCTTCGCGGTGTCAGCCACGCGCAGGAAGAACAGCTTCGGCGCAGCCATCAGCCGATCGATCGCGCCTCCAAGCGTGGCGCGCGATTGCTGCAGCGCGAACCCGCCGAGCTCGGTCTCACCGATCTTGTGCTTGACCGCTTCCTTGATCGCCGCGATGCCGACGTCGGCGCTCACCTTGCCCGCGGTGATGAGCGCGCGAACCTGGTCGTTGGTCTTGTTCAGCACCTTGCCGAGCGCCTGGTACACCAGCACGGTCGAGACGCCTGCCTCGGCGAGCTGCCCGACGAGCTCTTCGGACTGCAGCCGACCCTTGGCCTTGATCTGCGTGATGGCAGTGACTGCGCGGTCCGCCGCCTGCGCGTCGCCCGTCAACGCCTTGAGGTCAGCAGCGAGCTTGAAGACCTCTTCGCTCTGCCCGAGCGTGAACTGCGCGGCGCGAAGCTTGATGAACTTCCCGGTGACGTCCTCGACGTCCTGACCGAGCTCGCCTGCGAGGCGCACGCTGGTGCGGAACGCAACGTTGCCCGCGCCGGCGCCGCCGTAGAGGTACTTGAAAGCCAGGCGCGCGCTCTCGGAGAAACGCGCCATCTTCACCACCATCGCGGTGGTGATCGCGCCTACCGCCACGCCGGCTGCGCCGATGCCGAGCGCCGCCGCTTTCGCCCATCCGAGCGTCTTGTCCGCGGCCTTGTTGATGACCTCGAACGCCTTGCTCTTCTGCAGCTTCTGGAGCGGCTTCTGAATCCGCTCAAGCGAGGCGGCGATCGCGCGGGCGGGTGCTGACACCTTGTTGATCAGCGCGACGACGAAGCTTGCCTGATTGCTCATCGTCCGCTCTTCTTCGGTGCTTTCGGTGGCGCGATCGCCATGCGAAGGATGTGGATGTCCTGGGCAATCCCAGCGATGAGCAGGGCGCCGTCGTACGCGAGATCGCCGTCGTCGATCCGCCCGCCAAGGGCGAGGAGCGCGAGCGCTCCGCCTCCGACGTCAGCGCGCAGACGGCTCAGGGTTTTGAGTCGTCTTCCTCGACGCCAGCCATCTTGGCCAGCTGGGGATTCACCGAGGTCGGTAGGCCCGGCTTGTCCTCGAAGATCTTCGCGACGGTGAGCGCATCGGGGTACACCGCGCAGCTCCGAGCGAGGTTCTCGACCGGCGTCGCCTTGTCAGGCTTGTTGCTCGCCATCGAGTTGAAGAAGAAGTTCCACTCCACCTTCTTCGGCTTGCGGAACACGATTCCCGACTTCTCGTGCACGTAGATCTCGCCGTGCTCGCGCTCGAGCTCGGCGCGCTTCTCCGCCGTCAACGTCTCAGCCATGCAATGCCTCTCGTCCTTCTCGCGCGCTCAGCGCGCTACGGAATCAGACCGCCGACCGCTCCGCCGAGGCTGCCCAGCATGCCGACGCCGTTGCGCAGCACCTTGATCAGAGCCAGCTCGAGCTTGACGACCAGCGCGTCGCTGCTGCCCTGCTGCACCTGGTCCTCGGCCTTGGTGATGCGGCAGCCTTCGAGGGTGTCGGTGATGGGCAGAAGGCCGATGTCCGCGTAGGACACGACGACCTGGAACGGCACCGTCCCGTAGCCGCCTCCGCCCATGGTGGCGAGGGTGTCCATCAGCGCCTGCGCGTATCGCTTCTCCATGGAGAGCGAGGCCTCGCAGTCGTAGATGCCGCGCGTCATGCCGAGCTTTTCGGGCGAACCGATCGCCCGGAAGATGCCCGGCTCGAGGCTGTCCGAATACGAGATCTCGGTCACGCCGGCGAACAGCGAGCTCGCGCCGAGCGCGCCCGCGGCCGCACCGATGGCCTTGCCGACGACGCCGCCGGCCGCGGTCGGCGTGATCTGGATCGACACGCTCGACTGGTCATAGACGACACCGTTGATGATGGTGCCCAGGCTCTGAAGCAGTGACATTGATCATCCTCCCACGTTGAGCGCGTAGCCCATCTCGGTGACCAGCTGCTTCGAGTAGCCCAGAGGGCGAATCGCGACCTTGCTGCGGATGGTGAAGGTGGTCAGCACGTTGTTGTCCCGCGTGATGCGGTACTGCAGCGCGCTGACGTGACCCTTGGTGCCCTCGGCGTTGTCGGGCGTGAGCAGCTTGTCGCTCAGCGCACCGTTGACGGGCTTCTCGAGGCGCAGAGCGTCGCGCTCGTCGATCGTGCCATCGCCGTTCGTGCGCACGCCGATCGAGCTGAAGTTTTGCTGCGCCTTCTGAACGGTGTCGCAGGCGATGTCCATCAGCCTGCCGTGCTGGAAGTACAGGAAGTCCGAACCCGCCGCGCTCTTGAGCCGCAGGTTCGTCGCGTAGAAGCCCGCGCGGCCTTCCCACGTGCGCAGGGTGCTGATCTTGTTCTCGTCCATCACCTCGGTGCGGAACTCGTCGTGGGTGATGGCGACGACACCGGTCAGCGCGCCGCTCGCCACGCGGGCGATGTCGGTGGACGGCAGCGACGCGTGAGCGCGCGCGGCCAGCGTGACCAGGATCGGGAAGCGCGGCGTGCCCCAGCCAGCGAACGCCTTGCTGCTCGACTGGTCCGCGTTGCCGTAGCAGACGGCGATGCGCGAGCTCGAGACCGCGGCCATGGCCGTGATCACGTTCGAGGTCGTGTCCTCGCCCGCGTCCATGATCCATCGCGAGTACTTGAACTTGGCCGCGAGGCTCGCCGCGTGCGTGTCGAGCGCCGCGAACATCGTTGCTGCAGCCGCGCCGCTCGCGTGCTTGCCCGTCAGCACGCCGAAGGTGAACTGCAGGGGCGAAGCGAGGATCGCCGTGACGCCGGTCGCCAGGTTCGCGGTCGAGTAGAGCGGCGCGGTGCACGTGAAGGTGTGCACGTCGCCCTTCTCGAAGATGGTCGGGCCGCCGCCGGGAACGAACGTCAGAGTGATGTTCGTGCGCGGAATCGCGTACGTGCCGCCCGATGGAATCGTGAGCACCTCGCTGTAGCTGAGGCCGTTGTCGAGCGAGTATTTGAACTTGCCGGCGCCGAGCGCACCGGTCGTCGTGATCTCGATGCGCACGCGGTACGCGTCGTATGCGGCGCCGGCGACGGTGATCGTGCCGGTCGCAGTGCCCACCGCGGTCTTGGTGACCGAGCCGGCCGCGCCCGCGGTGCTGCCCGTGAGCCGCATCGCGCGCACCGGCCAGCCGCCGATGTCGCCCATGTGGCAGACGCACTCAGGCAACGGGCCTTCGCCGAGCGTGTCGACGACGTCGGCCTTGTTGCTGAAGCTGTAGATGCTCTCGACGGTGCCCGCGCTCGAGCACCCGAGCACGAGGGGCGCGCTGGCGCCCTCGGCCGGGATCCCGAGACCCGGGTCGCGAATGGTGAGGCTCTGCCCTGGGATGGCCATCGACGGACGCTCCTGTGCCGTCCGGGCTCAGCCCGATGCGGCGGACGGTGTTGGCGTTGGAAGGGCTGCGCGCTCGGGAGCGCGCGCCTGGTTCAGCTGCGGTTGGAGATCGCGGCGTGACGGCTCAGCGCGCGCGCATGCGGGACGTACTCGCCCTTCGCGTTCGGCGCAGAGGCGGCCTTGAGCGCCGCCAGGTAGTCATCGAGCTCGATCTCGAGCTGCGCACCTTCGTGGTGAGCGTGCTCGGCCCAGCCGTGCAGCGCTGCGGCCGCGGCGTGCTGCCAGGCCGGAACGTCGGGAATGCTTTCGGCGAGGATCGTCACCGCGTTGCGCAGCGCCTTTTTTCTGGGCGGCGAGTTGGGATCGGCCTCCGCCGCGGCTGCGCGCGCTTCCTCCGCATCGGCGTAGACGCCTGCGGTGGACTCGGTCTCGACGACGGTTGCGCCGCCCTGGCTTTGCTGCTTCTTGCTCATGGGACGATGCCCTCGCAGTCGTGCTCGGTCGCCTGGATCACGGTGAGCGGATCGATCGACCGCGGGATCATGATCGACCAGTTGAATTCTTGGATGACGGCCTCGACGTCGCCGCGGACGTAGCCGGAGTTGCCTTCTTCCTGGGTCGTCCAGGTCGCCGAGCCGAACAGCTGGGGGCTCATGCCGAAGACATCGCGCACCGCGCCGAGCACCGCGTACCAGACGAGCTCGGTCTGCTGCTCGCCGTGCCCAACGATGATCGCGCTCACGATCTGCGTGGCATCTGCGAGCGGGTCGACGCTCTGCTTCTCGGCAGCGTCTTGCTTCGGCCCCGCCTTCGCAGGCGTGCGGAACGTCGTGGACCCGCGGATCCACGCGACGTACGGGGGAGCCTTCAGCTCCTGGGCCTCGCGCCGGCCGATCCGCCAATCGTCAATCGATGGAGCGTAGATGCGCTTCGCGGCCGCCGGATAGGCGTCGTGCACGGCGTTCACGAGCCGTCGGAAGATCGAGTCAGCCATTCGCCGCGACCAGTGCCTTGCGTACGATGCGGCGCGCGAGATCGCGCACGGAGAAGCGCGCGCTGGTCTTGGGGATCAGCGAGCCGCCGCCATCGAAGTAGATCGAAAGCGCATCCTGCGCGCTCGCTTCCATCGCCTTCTGGTATTCGCGCGGCAGCCCACGCTCAGCGTCGGGAACCATCATGCGCCGCGGCCGCGTCGTCCGATCTTCGGTCAACGTGATGCCGAGCGTGCGCGCGATGTCCGAGAGCGAACGGCCCTGCACCCGGCGCGACGGATGAACTGCGACCGTCTTGGTGCCTGGCTTCTGGTGATACGCGGCGTACTCGACCGACGGCGCGATCATCCAACCGTCGAGGCCGAAGCGGACGATGTGCCAGCCGTTCTTGAGCCGACTGGTCTTGCCGCTGAGCGTCTTGCGACCGTCGGGACGCTTCTTCGGCTTCCATCGCCGCCCGTAGGGGTCGTTCTCGGCGCGGAAGCGCTCGAACGTCAGCTGAAGCATCTCCTCAGCCATGGAGCGGCTCGCGAGCCTCAGCGCCTCGTCACCGTCCTCGAAGAGCTTGCGCCACCCTTCGACAACTCCGAAGTCGCCGGTGGCCGTGAGCATTGTTGATCACCACTCGCGCGTCGGGTTCGTCACCACGACTGATCCGCCGTCGAACGTCTCAGGCGTGCTATCGACGAACCCCGGCGGGCGCAGCTTGCCGTTGGCGATCTGCTCGAACCAGCGGATCGACGCCTTCTCGGTGTCGAACACGGTCTGGTCGGGCCCCTCGGGGTCTGTGCCGCGGTCGCGCAGGATGTTGGCTGCGGCTAGGCGCGCGCAGTGCATCGCCAGGCTGCGCGGCCAAGCCGTCAGCGGCATCTCGTACGCGCTGCCGATGTAGTCCTCGGCGGACACGCTTGCTGCCACGCAGTGCGACCACAGCTGCTCTGAATCGATGTCGCCGAGCGCCTGCTTGGGCAGGCCGTACGTTGTGATGTCGCCGGGCGAGCAGTAGATCGTGTGCGCTTCGAGCGTGATCCCGAGCTGCACCGTGGTGCCGGCATCGAGATCCACGCGCGCGCGCACGTAGCGGTCGAGGTTGCCGGCGAAGAACTCGCGCTCGCTGTCGGTCGCGACGACGCTCAGCGCCACGTGCCACTGCGCGGTCTCGGTCGGCCTGCACTCGATCGTAACCGTGACCTCTGGAGAGCCGATGACCGGCGCGAGATTGACCTCGAGGCGAGCTGCGCGGCGAAGCTGGCCGATGTCGACCTGCTCGCCGGTGCTGCTCGAGCTCTGCTCGCTGGACGCAAGCAGCTCGAAGGTCTTCGCGTCAGCCATGTCGACGACCTCAGAACAGGCCGATGATGACGACGCCGGAGCCGACAGCTGTGAGGTACCGCGGGCGAACCGCGAGCACCTGGCCCTGCGCGATGTAGAGCGTCGCCGAGACGTTATCCAAGCCCGTGACTGTCACGGTTCCGGACGTGCCGGTGTTCTGGATCGCGCGCGGAATCTCGGCGAGCGCGCCGGCACCCGCGGAGATCGCGGCCCAACGACCGTATGGGCCGTTGGGCGCGTTCTCGGCGCCGGGCGACTTGTCGATCTGGCTCGCCATCAGGCGCTCAGCTGACGCGCGAGCACGTTCACGTAGCCCGCGCCAGCGGTGAATGCATCGACGATGCGGTCGAAGCGGATCACGTTGCCGGGCACGAGCACCACGACGCCGTTGCTGCCGAACTTCGCGCCGACGGTACCGCCGATCGCCTTGCCCTGCACCAGCGTTGCGAGCACGTCACCGCCCGCGCCGCCGAGCAGGTTGCCCTTGGTGTTGTACGAGGCGTTGTCCGAGCTCGCGCCGATCGCCGCGTTCGTACCGCCGGTGAATGCGGTGGTGATCTCCCACCACAGCCGCTCGAGCGCGAGCGTGACGCCGTCGGGGAGCTTGAACAGCGCCTGCGCATCCGCGGTGTCCTTGCTGATGGGCAGACGCAGGTGCACGGGCTCGAACAGGCCTACGGTGCGGCCGTTGGGGAGCGTGATGGGCATGGTTCAGAATCCTTCGCGTGCTGTTGGTCGGTGATCGCGTTCAGAGCGCGGCGAAGGCCGCGATGACCTCGGTGGCCTGACTGAGCGTCAGCCCGAGGTCGGTGAGTTCGCACTCGTCGGCGCCGGCGAGGTCCTCGCGCGCCGTGTATCCGAGCGGTGTGAGCGTGGAGAGGTGCGGAAAGTCAGAAGGCAGAGCCGTCGCCGACTCTGCCTCCTGCTTCCCGCGCCACACGAGTTCGAGACCCTCGTCCCCGAGCTCTGCGGCGGCATGCCTCTTCGCGAGATAGAAGCGCCGCGCGCTGCCGAGCGTGCTCACTTGCGCTTGCGCGTCGTGGGCTGCTCGGACTTCTGCTCGGTCTCCTGCGTCGAGTCGCCTTCGGCAGAAGCCGCGGCCTTCTCGCGCTCGGCAGCTTCCGCCGCTTCGCGCTCCTTCTGCTCGCGATCGGCCGTTTCGCGGGCCGCCTGTTCGGCAGCTTCGCGCTCGGCCTTCTCGCGTTCGGCGGCTTCGGCGGCGGCGCGCTCGGCTTCCTGCTCCGCACGCGCCTGCTCGCCTTCCTGCTCGGCCTCGACGGCGCGAGCCTCCGCTTCCTGCCGCGCCTTGGTGACGCCAGCTTCGCGGAGCTCACGGTGCCGGTTCAGCAGCATCCCCATGATCAGCTCGTGAAGCCGGGGACGTTGTGCACGATCTTGACGACGCCCGGCTTGGTGCCGCCCCGACGACGACGGTACCGGTGCGCCACGTGGTACATGTGCATCGCTGCCACGTCGTTGTGCTTGAGGATGTCCTTGTCGGTCTCGAGGCCCATGTTCGCGGCCGAGTACCAGAAGGTCATCGCGCCGCGCTGCAGGATCAGCGAGCTCGCCTTCAGGATCGCGTTGGCCGTCCACACGTTGTCGGTGGCCGCCGCCGCGTTCGCGATCGTTGCCGTCAGGCCGGAGTCTCCGTTCATGCCCACGGTCGAGTCGGCGCTGGGGTCGAGCAGGGCCACGGAAGCCGCGCTCAGGATGTCGCCCGAGTAGGTGTTGCCACCATCGGTGGAGAACTGGATCTTGAAGGTGCCGCGCGCGCCCGCCAGGGTGCACTTGATCTTCAGGTTCCACGCGCCCTTCGGCGTGCCGCTCAGGGTGATGGTCGGCGGGGTGGTGCCGGCCGCGGTGACCGCGCTCATGCTCGAGCCGGTCAGCGTCGCGCGAGCGCTCTGGACCAGGGGGATGCCCTGGAAGCGCGGAACCTGCGAGTTCTGCATCGAGCCGCCCTCGACGAGCAGCGGATGGCCATCGGCATCGCGCAGCTTGCGCAGGCCTGCCATCGTGCGCGGGTGGACGATCATGCCGACGATGTCGTCATCCTCGTCTTCCCAGATCGCGCGCGCGTCCGTGATCAGGTCCCAGTCCAGATACGCCGGCACGGTGGCGCTGTACACGTCCTTCACGAGCGGGGTTCCCGCCGCCGCGGTGTTCATCAGGTCGCCCATGCGCCGATTCGCCGCGACCTTGATCTGGTTCGTGCACTCGACGTAGGGGTCTTCCGGACCGCTGCCGCGCGCCCAGCGAGTCACTTCGAAGGCGAGGCTCGAGCGGGCAACGGTGCCCTTCTCGTTGGTCATGCTCAGCGGCTGCGGCGTGACCGCGGTGTTCTCCGGGTTGTCGACGAAGTCGCCGATCGTGCCGAAGTACGGAACCGTGATCTGATCGTCGATGGCGTCGCGACCGCGCGGCATCTCCGCGTTGATCACGACCGCGCCGCTGCTCACGAGCGGCGATTCCATGAACACGTTCTTGCCCGCGAACTCGCCGCGGACGGTGTCCTCGAGTACCTGGATGTCGAAGTCCCGACTGTCCGTGGTCGTTGCAGTCATTGCTGTTTCCCTTTGCTGGTGTTGCCGAAGTCCGCGGGCAGACCGCGGCGTGACTCGGGGCGCAGCTGTGCCGCTGCGCTGGCGGCGCGCGTGCGCGCGCGTGCAGAGCGCTGAAAAGCGGCGAGCCGGCGGAGCGGTGCTCTACGCCGGCTGTTGCCGCGCTATGTCGTGATGCTGGTGATCAGGCCGCGAGCGCTTCGCTGCGCATCGCGTTGTAGAGCTCGATGTCAGCCTTCTTGAGCGCGGCGCGCTCGCTCGGCTTGAGATCGCCCCACTTCTTGCCGTTCCACTCCATGGTGGGCTCGGTCTTCGCGGTGCTCGAGCTCGAGCTGCCCGAGCCAGGGGTCTTCGGCTGGTTGATCGCGGCGGGGACCGCGCGCGGCGCCTGGTTCACGAACGCCTCGAGATCGGCGAGCGTGAGGCTCTTGAGCGTCTCGACCGTCGCCGGCGTCAGCTTGCCTTCGTCGATGCCGCGCTTGATGACCGCGGCGCGCTTCTCCTGCTCGGCCGCCTTGTCGTCCTCGGCCTTCTTGGCGACGAGCTCTTCGTGCGCCTTCTTGGTGGCCAGGAGTCCCTTGACGGCGCCGAGCAACCCTTCGCCCTTGACGCCGATTTCGGCTTCGAGCTCTTCGAGCCGGCCCTCGGCCGTCTTCACGCGCGCTTCAGCTTCCTTCTGCGCGGTCGCGGCCTTGTCGGTCTCGACCTTGGCAGCGGCCTCCGCGGTGCGCACGCGGTCTGCGAGCGCGACGATGCCTGCTTCGAACGCCTCGTCCGAGGAGGCTTCCGCGAGACCCAGCGTCTGTGCGAGCAGCTTCTTGTTCATGGTGCTCTCCTGCCCGACCGCTTCGGTGGGCGTCTGTGGAGCGGTCGGCTCCGATTCACTTTCGGCGCGCGAACCGCGATTGCTCGCCGGCGTGCGCTGCGCCACGTACCCGTCGATCATCCCGCGCTTGCGCGCGTCGGCCGCCATGAGCGTTGCGCCGCGGCCGAAGTCTGCGTTCACCTCGGCAGCCGTGACCGGCTTGCCGGCGGCGCTGCGGCCGCGCGCGATCGCCTCCGAGAACCACGCGTTGGTCGCGTCCAGGTAGCGCACGATCGAGGCCTTGCCGGCGTCGGTCGTCGGATCGGGACGCTTCTCGGGCGAGTCGGTGTTGGTGAGCGTGACCTCGTGCTCGGGGTCGACGTAGTACATCACCGCGACGCCGAGGCACCCGAACTCGGAGGCCTCGTTGATCGCCTCGATGCGGTCGCAAGCCGCGGCCAGCGCGTACGCCGCCGACAGCGCGCACGACGCGCGAGCGATCACGGGCTTGGCGGTCGCCTCGATCGCCTTCACGGTCTCCAGCAGGCCCGAGACGTATCCGCCAGGGCTGTCGATGTTGAGGATGATGCGCTTGACGTTCGGATCGGCATCGGCGAGCGCGAGCGCGGCGCGGATGTCGTCGTACGTGCAGTAGCCGGAGCTGTAGTAGTACGAGAGGAACATCTCGCGGCGCTTGCTCAGCGTGCCGCAGACGATGATCTCGGCCTCGTTGCCGGCGATGCGCAGGTTGCGCGGAGCGCCGTCGAGCGCAGCTGCCTCGCGCTCGGACCACGCTGCGAGATCGGCCGCGGTCGGCGCCCAGTTGCGGCGCGCTTCGGTGAGCTCGCGCAGGACGCTCTCTGCAAGAAGCACAGCGCTCATGGATGGATGTCCCCGTCGCGCTCGGGCTCCGGAGAGCAGCGCCGTCGAAGGTGGAAAGGGAGATGCGCGCTAGCCGCGTGGGTGGGTGTGAACGGCTAGCGCGCGATCAGGATGGTTGCGCAGGCTGGGATCGAACCAGCGACCTGCGGATTATGAGTCCGCCGTGCAAACCACTACACCACTGCGCGTCAGGCGACTTCGTCTTCGCCGATCGGCTCGCGCGGATCGGGCGGCACTTCCGTAATGCCATCGGGCCGCTCGGTCATGCGGATGCTGAACTCGCGCCGGTAGGGGCGGTTCATCTCCTGCTTGAGCCAGGCATCGAACAGCATCGGGTCGGCGCGGTCGAGCCACTGACCGCCGCCGGGTCCGGGGTACAGCTGGACGCCGCACCTGTGTTGGACCAGGTCAGCGCGGAGCTCTTGCGCGAACAGCGACGCGCCTTCGATCTTGCCGCCGAGCTCGGCGGTGGTGCCGTCGCTGAAGCGCCAGATCATGGCCCCGCCAGCTGTCCGAGCAGGAACAGGAAGTGCTCGTGGTCCACCTGCATCAGCTTCGTAAGCTGTCCCCAATGGGCTTCGTTCGCAACGAACAGCTCCATCGCCATGGACGTAATCTCGGTGCCGAACTGCACCCCGGACGCATCCAGATATCGGCGGCCGATGTAGGGCTCGATGAAGCTGTCCTCCCAGGCGGTGTAAGGCTGCCGCAACGTGCCGTAAGTCTTGGGCTTGGCGTTGCCGGCCCGGCTCTTCAGGAACGCGCGCGCCCGATCGAGTAGCTTCGGGTTCAGCGCTTCGAGCGTGTGAGCCAGCTCATGCTCTAAGGTGCCGGTCTCGGAAGCGAGGTACTTGACCTGCTTGGTGACGTGGTTGGCGCTGCTGATGCCGCTCCGGATGACGGTGAAGGTCCAGTCGTCGCCCGGTGTGACCACGCTCTTGCCGGTCACCTTGCTCAGCAGGTCGAGTGCGTCCTTGCCGCCCTTGAGGCGCGCGAGCTGCTTGTGCTCGACGGCGGTACGTGTGCCGATCATCTGCAGGTGGCCCGCGGTCGCCGCAGCCGCCTTGCGGAGCGGGTCGAGTTCGCCGGCCTGCGAGCGGATCGTGAGCGCGGCGTCGGCGTCCTGCAGCGCGTCGAGCATCGCAGTCGCGCCAGGGGTGTTGAGCTCCTTCAGCTGCGCGCGCGCCTGTTCGACGGTCATGTCGAGCCCGCGCTCGAGCGCTGCCCTGCCGTGGGCCAGCGACGGTGCCGCGTCGCCGTACTTCGCGCGGTAGGTCGGCTCCCAGTGCTTGGCCGTGTGCTCTTTGGGTGTGCGCGGCTTTCGCGTACGGGTACCGGTCGTCGCCTTGGCGTTGATCGCCTTGTTCAGCGAGGGATCGAAGTCCTTGGGGTTAGGCTTCCATCCCGGACCGCCCGGCGCCGAGCCCCATCCGGACTCAGGCGAGGTCGTGGGCGGGTTGGTCGTGACGCCGCGCTTCTCGGCTTCGGCGCGGCGCAGGTTCCGAATTCCGGACCTGCATCGATGGTGAATCGGAGGAATTCGGGTCAGCCACCAAGGATCGCTCGCGGGAAGCAACGTACCGTTGTACGTGGAACATATTACAGTCGTGCGAGCATCCAAAACGGCGTCAAATAGCCACCACGGCCTGAGCTTGAGCGTGTTCGGCTCTCGCATCTGCGCCCAGCGACCAGCGTTGTACGACCGCTGGACCGCGTTGCGGAACACCGTTTCCGAGTGCGCTGGGTTGCTCAGGTTCGCGAGCATCGCCTTGCGGAAGTCTTCGAACGGCGTGCCCTTCTCGATCGCGGTGCTGATCGCGTTGTGCACGCGCTGCACCTGCTCGATGGTCAGCCCGCCGCCGACCCAGAACGCTTCCTGCTTGAGCTTGTCGTCGAGAGCGCGCGCGGTCGCCGCGGTCATCACCGTGCGCTTCTGGAACCAGGTCAGCGCCTCGTCGTACCGATCGACGTCGGCGGTGACCCCGATGGTCGGCACAGGACTACGCGTCCGCGGTGACCGCGTGCCGGCCGGTGAACTCCCCGAGCGCCATCACGCGGTAGACGAGCTCGTTGACCTCGGTCGCGTCGAGCTCGGGAGCGAGCACCTTGAGCCGTTCGCGCAGGTCCTCGTAGCTGGTCGCGGCCTTCAGCGCTTCGCCGATCGCTGTGATCGTCGGCTCGAGCGCGGCGTCGGCCTTCTTCTTCGCGAACTCGACGATCGCGTCCGCGTAGAGCTGGCCGGCGACGAAGCCGGGGTTCTCGCTGACCGGTGCGCCCGATGCGAGCACGGCGTGAAAGCCGCCGTGCGCGAGCGCGCCCTTCTTCGGCGGCACCTTCGCGGGAGGCTTGGGCGCGTTCGGGTCGTTCGGATCGGGCACGGGATCCGGCGGCAGGTCTTCCTTCGGCTTCACCTTGATCTTCAACCCGTGCTTCTCGGCGATCTCGGCCGCGTTGACGACCTCGAAGCCTGCGTCCTGCACCGCCTTCATCGCGTCGCCGAAAGCCTTCTGCCCATCGGCCTCGGCCTTGGTGTCTTCCGGCGGCTCCGTGTCCCAGAGCGGCCACGGCGCGATCGTCGATGCGCCGAAGTTGAACTGCGCCCAGTGCGTCAGCGCCTGATCGTGCAAGCACGTCGCTGCCGTCGAGCTGACGTTGCGGATGACGCGGTCTTCGACCCGCTCGTGCACCGACGCAGCAGCGTGGCTGCCGCCCTGAACCTCGCTCGTGAGGTTCTGACCTTGGATCGCGATGTCGATCGCGGTGTTCGACGCTTCGATCTGCCCGTTGTAGTTGCGGGCCGTATTGGCCATCTGCTCGACGACCTTCATCTCGAAGCCGTTCGGCAGCACGATCACGCCGCCTGCCTGCGACAGCGCATACATGTCGTCGCTCAGCTTCTTGCGCTGGCTCGCGTTCGTCTCGAGGTCATTGCTCTCCCGCGGGGTCGCGACGAGAGCGGCGCCGACTGCGCCGGTGCGACCCCAGTCGCTGATCGCGTAGCCCTTGAGCAGCCACCAACGCGAAAGGCCACGCCACTGCCCGTACGCCCACGGCCGATACGAGCCGTAGGGCATGTACGCAATCCACTGCCCGTCACCGGCGTTGACCGGCAGCTCGCTGCCGGTGTCCGTGCGAACGAACCACTGACGCTTCTGCCAGTCGTAGCGGAAGTGGCGGATGTCCCACGGCTCGAGCCGCGGCACGATGCGCGTGAGGTGTGCCTGCCAGCGGAGCTGGCCCCACGACACGCCTGCGAGCCGGCCCGCAGTGAGGAACTGCTGCAGCTCGGACTCGGGGAACGCCGCCCACCAATCTTCGTCCGCTTCGAGCGCCTTGACCGCGCGGCCTCGCCGGCGGCCGTCGCCTGCTGCTTCGAAGGTGAGGTCGAGCGAGAGCAGTCCGCCGACGGTGGTCTCATACGCCTTGCGGATGCGTTCGTCGGCAAGCAGCTGATCGCAGAGCTCGCCGAGCATCTGCATGTTGCCGCTGTCGGCAGTGCGCTCGGCAGTCTTCACGAGCTGAGGCGTCCACGTGCGCGCTGCGCGCACCGATGGCTGCTGCAGCGACGTGTTCGATCGCGCACGCTTCTCACTCGCGCTCGAATCGATCGGTGCCGGCGCCGCAGCTGCGCTCGCGCGCGGCGGAACCGGCGCAGAAGCGCGAGCGCTTGGCCGCGGCTTGCGAATCGCTGCTGTGGCCATCGCGCTGGTTCCCTCGTTCATCGGCTCCAGCCGCGCCCACCGCTTCCCCTCGGCATCTCCAAGTCATCGTCACTCGCGACGCCTGGCCCGAGCATCAGGTAGGTCAGCACCCAGACGAGTGCATCGATGCGGTTCGGGCTCCAAGTCGTGACGCCCGGCTCCCACTGGCACATCTGATCTTCGAGCGCGCCGAACATGCCGACGTGGTGCACGCGCTTCTGCTCGTAGAAGCTCGCGATCGGCTCGGCGCGCACTTGCTTGCCGCGCGAGGCCCTCACCTGCTTGAACGGAATGCGCTTGTCGACCGAGCGAACGTTGCTCTCGACCAGGTCGCCGCCGTTGTTCACCTCGCCGATGATCCGGTCGGCGTCGTGGGCGTTGTAGAGGGCGATCGCCGCCTTCGCCCACTGCTCGGGCGTCGGCTGCTCGATCGAGCCATCGGCGAGCACGTAGCCGTGCCCGTCCGTACCGAGCCCTGCAGCAACGATGCCGGTCTCGGCGCTCGCGGAATCGCTCGACACCGACGGGTCGATCGCGACCGCAACGCGCACGAGCTCGGGAAACTTGTGAACGCGCGTGTCTTCGATCAGGTCGCGCTTCCACAGCGCGCCCGGCGCGTCATCGAGGACTTCGGCCTCGAGCTCCTGACGCCCGATGCGCGTACCCTCGTACTTCTTGATGACCGTATCGAAGAACTGCGCAGCGAGGTTGCTGCGGTTCTCGTACGTCGTGCCCTTGGTCAGGTAGACGTAGGGCTTGTCGAGCGGCTTGGCGGCGAGCTGTGACGCCGCGATCAGCTCCTTCAGCAGCGGGATCGGCTTCGGCGTCGTGGTGAACACCGCGCGCGGGTTGGCACCCTTGCGCAGCCCCATCGCGAGCTGATCGAACGCGTCCGCGTAGCGCCACTTCGCGATCTCGTCGCCCCACGCGCACGTGTGCTGTGGGCCACGAAGCTGATCCGGCTCTTCGGCCGAGTAGGTCGTTGCTCGAGCACCGTTCGGCCACGTCAACCGGCGCTTGCTCGGCTCGTACTTCGGCTTGAACCATGGCGGAGCGCACTCGATTAGGCCGCTCTCGCCTTCGACCATCACGTCACGCGCGTCAGCGGAGGTCTCCCCCACAAGCGCGATGCGTTCTCGCGGATCGGCCTCGGCACGCGCTGTGATCCACTGCGCACCGAGCTTCGTCTTGCCGAAGCCTCGGCCAGCGACGACCAGCCAGTATCGCCACCACTGCCCGTCGGGCTCGATCTGCTTGGGCCGTGCCCAGAAGCTCCAGTCCCATTCAAGCGCACGAGCCTCGGCGTCCGTGAGCTCGGCGAAGAACTTCGCCCGCAGGTCGTCGTCGAGCGCGAGCTGCTCAGCGAGGCTGAGCTCGGCGATCGCGTTCACGACGCCGCTGGCGGCACCGAGCGCAAGCGCGTCTTGAGGTCATCGAGCTTGCGAGCGAGACCGGTCTTGGCCTCCGCGACCTCGATCGGACCACCGCCCGCGCCCGTGAGCTCGAGCCGGCTACCGGTCGCCGCGTCATGGCCTTCGAGCTTGGCGCGCCGCTCTTCGATCCGCACCAGCGTCCGCACGGCTTCGGGGTCCCCCTTCTGCACCTGCGGCCACATCGCCAGGTTCGCGGCGTCGAGCCGGCGAAGCGAGAGCTCGCGCGACTGCTCCATGCGCGTCTTGCTCTCGTCGGTCGCCCGCAACAGCACCGCCTCGATGTCGCCGTGCACGGTCGCCAGGCTGCACCCGAGCTGCTCGGCGATCGCGCGGATCGAGTGCCCCTTGATGCGCAGATCGGTGACCTTCGCTCGCCGCTGCTCGACCTGCAGCTCGTGAGCCGAGGACTTCGGGGTGCGCTTGCGCTTGGGCTTCGGCGGCTTGCGCTTCGCCCGACGGGCGAGCGTGGTCCGGTGCGGCTCAGGGGTACTTCGTTCGAGGTCCATGATGTTCGCTCAGGCCGCGACTCCTACGATGCGCACTCCGGCGCGCCTGCGGTTGACCGCGATCTCGATGTCCCCCGGCTGCGGTCCGGCGTTCTGCCGGCGCTCCCACGACCGCAGTCGCTGCAGCTCGGCGAAGTCTTCTGCGCGGATGCGGGCGCACTCTGCGCAGCGGCACGACGGCGGATGTGGCGCGGTGATCGCCGCCGAGCACTCGGCAGCGGATGCTGTGTCGGACAACGGCGGAGATCCTTGCTTGGGGATGGGCGGGAGCGTTGGGATTGCTCCCCCTGCGCGGGCGCGCGCGTCTTCGCGTCAGCGCCTCACGAACCCCTCGTAGAGTAAGAGGCGAGGACTTTCCCGTTCCTGGTCGTAAATGGTCGCGCAATCGTACTTTGCTCACGCAAATCGATCGCTCGCGATGCCGCCGATGTCGCGAAACATGTCATCGCCAACCACGCGCAGCAGCACTCCGCGCGTCGCGTACCACCTGCCGCCGCGCTTGACCGCTCCGCCTTGGCGCGCCAGCCGCTTGCGAAGCGTGTCCTCGAGGATGCCGAGCTTGTGCGCCGCTTCGTCCACCGGCAGGTAGAACTCTTTGGTGAGCTGTCCGAGACCTGACTTCGGTCGCGTTCCGCCTGCGCGCATGTGCTCGAGCAGCGCGATCAGCTCGTCGGCTTCCTCGGGCATGAACCGCCGGATGAGCCCGCGGGTCGAGTACCAGTGGCCGCCGCGCTTGATCGCGATCCCGCATCGCCGGATGTGTCGCTTCGATCGGCGCACCGGCCAGCCGAACGCGTGGGCGAACTCTTCCACCGAGAAGTAGAAGCCGTCCGTGCGGAGCTTGGTGAGCTTGAATGCGCGACTCGCGCGTGAGCGGTTGTGCGTCGGCGCCGGCGGGCGCTCGGAATCGGTTGCATGGGATCCGGTGTGCATGCGAGGCTCCCTTTCAGCGCGCTCCAAACGCCGATCGAGAGCCCTCGATGCCGTCAGGTATCGGGGGCTTTGTCGTTCCTGGTCGCTACTCGCCTCCCTGCGCTGCGTTCCATGCATCCGCTGCCGCTCGATACAGCTGCGCGGCCGCGAGCTCCGCGGCCGCGAAGTCTCTCTTCAGCGGCCGGAACCGCGCTTGCTCGCGCACGAAGCACAGGTTCCGCACGCGCTCGTAGTCCCGCAGGTCCAGGCCTGGCTCTGGCGGCGTGGGCGGCTCCGAGAGCCGGTGCACGAACTTGACCCCGACGATCGCCCCGATTTCGTCGAGCGCCCTGCCCTGCACCTTGTAACGCTCGTCGTACATGCCCGGCACGCGTTCGAGCTCGACGGGCTCCGGCGGTAGCTCGGCAACCAGCTGCTTGCGGTTCTTGCGCCGCTTGCCGCCGTCTTCCTCGCGCGCCTTCGCGCGCGCAGCGGCGAGCAGCGCTCGCTTGCGCGTGTTGACCTGCTCGCGCTCGTAGAGCTTGGCCTCGGCCGCGAGCAGCGCCACGCCGGCGGCGGTGCAGTGCATCAGCGACCACACCCGCGGGAGCGGCGGAACGTACTTCTTGCTGTCCCGGTCGCTGTAGCCGTTCGCGAAGCTGTAGCCGATCGGCCCGAAGTAGACCTCGAGCGCCGCACGCTCGAGCATCTTGTGAGCTCGGTCCATGCGCGTCAGCTGCAGCTCGACGTACGCGATCCGCGCGCTGTCGTCGTAGTTCTCCTCGAACTTCGGCGCCGGGGTGTTGATGGTCTCGTTGATGAAGATCTCGTCGTCGAGCACCGAGTGCGGCAACGCGGCCGGGTTCACGCCCGCGGCGAGCAGCGCCTGCCGTGCCTCGGCCTCGCGCCTGCGCCGGTCGATCTTGTGAGCCTCTCGCGGCTCGCGTAGCAGCTCGGCTTGCCGGAGCGCGTCGCCTGTCACGCTGTGCTTGACGTTGCGCTTGAAGTAAAGCTCGAGAGAGCCCGCGTCGTAGCCGTCGATCGGTGCGTGCTGGTTCAAGATGCGCTCCCTTCCGCGCGCGGCGGGACTGGCTTGCTGTGCTTTCTGCTCGGCTTATTGCAGTGCGAGCAGGCCATGTAGCGCGACGGGATCACCTTCGTGGGCGCGGGCTCCAGCGACGTGAGTCCGTGCCACTCGCGCCATGCGCGTTCGATCTGCTCGTTCTCGCGCTCGAGCTCGTTCCAGTAGCCGTTCGGATAGGGCAACCACACCACGTCGAACATGATGCAGCCGTGCACCCAGTGCTCGAAGCGAGGGTTGAACACCTGCGCGATCAGGAACAGCATCGCGCAGCCGCAGAGCGCCGCGAACACGATCACCGGCCACGGCAGTCCGCTCCCGGCCTCGGTACAGTGCTCCATCACGCACTCCCTTCCTTCTTCCTGCGCGGCATCGGCGGCGCGGAGTCGGCGGCGTTGTGGGCAAGCGAGAGCGCGCCATCGAGCGACCTGGTGATGCCCCAGCCGATCTCCATCCAGAAACCTGATGGCCCGGTGCTGAGCTGGAAGACGCGCCACTCCGTCAGCCGCCTGTCCTTGCGCATGATGGAGATCCGGAACGTCTCTCGCTGCCATGCGGGCTTGTAGTCCCGCTGGTGCACGGTGCGAGTCGCACCGGACAAGATGTCGCGGTCGCGCACGTGCTTCCAATCCGGTCCCCAGCCGCGTCGCCTCACGGTTGGCCTCCACTTTGGGCAACGGGCTCCGGGTTCTTGACACCGGCACGCGCGAGTAGGTCGAGCCACGTCCCGGGGCCGTGCTCGCGCACGAGCTCCGCAGCCCACCGCATGTTGCGCGCGTACCGCGCGGAGCGTTCGCTGGTTGGATAGCCCCGCCGAGCTTCGAGGTGCCACCATCGCGCGATGCGTAGGTAGTCCATGCGTGTGCGCGGAGTCACAGGCAGCGGATCGGGCGGCGCGAAGAACGCGAGCTGCCTCTCGGTGATCCAGTCCTGCTCTGCGGCGGCCGCAATCATTGCGCGGCCTCCGCATCGGACTCGAGCTCGACCATCACATCGGCGAGCAGATCGAGCGCTTGGTCAACGGTGAATCGCGAGACTATTTCCTTCAACTGCCGGCGCGCGTCGGTGCGTCGCTTCGCTCGATCGAACGATGTCTCGGGCTCGGCGTTGGTTCGGCCATCGGTCGGCATGTCGATCACCTTCTCTCGACGCGTCGGTGGCTCGGCGCTGGCCACTACGAGCGCTACCCGCGTATACGCGCGCTCCTCCACGCCATCGGCCCTTCGAATCAAGCGCTTGCGCTCGCGTGAACTATCCAGCTCCGCGCGACGCGCGCATTCTGGCTTGCAGTAGATCGGCAGCGGGCCTCGGTGACTTGTGACCGTGAACTCGCTCCTGCAGGAAGGCAGCGCGCACACGCGCGTCTCCGTTCTTCCTCCCGGCTGGGCTCGCTGCTTGCGCGGTCCGGCCTTGCGCGCTTCTAGGCAGTCGGGTCGCTGGCAGTAGACGGGGCGTCGACCGGCCCCGGGCTTCGGCTTGAAGGTCTGCTTGCAGGCGGCGCAGACCTGATCGCTCGTGCGCATCAGCGGAGCGGGAGGAAGCGTCGCCGCCACCGCGGGCGCCGAGAGCTCTGCGGGCCTCCGCTGGGGCTCTGCCGGCTTTGCCGCGGCAGCGAGCGCCGAGATGTCGCTCGCGCGCACCAGCATGGCCGCTGCTTCGTGTGCACCAGCTTCGGCCCTGGCCTGACCGTGCGGACACGCGCGGCATGGACTGTTGCGGATGCCAGAGGCGTCCATGCGCTCGTGCGGCTTGAGCTTCGCCGGGTCGGTGTTGCCCAGCCGCCAGCGCTTCGCGCACGCGCTCGCCTGCATGCGGCCGATGCCGCGCTCGCAGGCGATCAGCACGAAGCTCTGTGCGGGCGCGTTCAAGCCGTTGCCTCCACGAACCGCGCGCCGGTGTAATGCCCATGCGCGGCGCGCGTGCGGACCAGCTTCGCCGCAAGCGCGCGCTGCACCTGCTCGTCGGTGACCATCAGCCGGCGCTTGCGCCCGGCTCGGTTCACGCCTAGCGCTTTGAGGCGCCGCGCGAGCGTCTCCGGCGCGACGCCGCGCGCATGGGCCTGCTTGTGCACCGTTTCCTGTTTGAGCCGCAGCGCGACCGCAGCATCAACATCGGTGATCAGCACCATGCGCTGCGACCGACGGCGGCCACGGTACTTGCCACGCTTCTTCTCCGGCCTCGATGGCACGCGCCGGATCTTCACCTTGGCCGCCGCGAGGATCGCGTACAGCGTCTTGAGCGGGAAGCCTGTGCGCTTCTCGGCCTGGGTCAGGTACTCGAAGCCTTCCGGCAGCCGCGAGGTCAGCCCGAGCTTCGAGCTCGCGCGCCAGTAGATCGTGACCTTGGTTCGCCCGAGCGCGCGCGCGATCCGCAGCAGCGGCTCCCCTCTATCCCAGAGCTTCACCAACAGCGCGTCATCCTTCGGTGTCCACCGCCGCCGTCGCTGCGCGAGCCGAGCCCGCTTCGTCTTATGGTAGAGCGCGCCGATCGAGCGGTGGGGCAGCGCTGCGCGCGCGGCCGCGATCCCGCCCTTGGCGTACGCGCGCGCAAGGAGCTCGACCTCCTCCGCCGTCCACGGGTCTCCGGTGATGGCTCGTGTCATCGTCGACCTCCGCTGCGCGGCCGTTTCTTGAACCAGACCAGCTGAACGATGGCGGCGAGCTCCTTCGGCCCGAGCAGCTTGACTGCCGCAGGCTCTTCGTCGCCAACGCGAGCCTCCCAGTCGGATGCCGAGCCTCCAATGCCGCGGTAGCCGCGCGCGTCGGTCATCAGCCGCTGGCGCGCTGCAATGCGTTTCTCGTGAACGGTCGCTTCCGCGGCGCTCACGGCTCCGCTCCAGCCAGCTCGGCTCTCAGCTCTTCGACGAGCTTCAGCGCTTCCTGCTTGCCTCGGATGCCGTATTGCCGCCCGCTGGGCGCTCGCACGTAGAGCAGTTCTCCGTCTTCGCGCTCGTCGACCTCACAGCCGATCGCGAACAGCATCGCCGCGTAGGCAGAAGCGAAGCGCAGCAGGTCGCCGTTGTCGCGAACGCCGACGTGTGACGGCTTCTCGTACTCGCCCCTGCACCACGCGATCGCATGCGGTAGCGAAGCAAACTCGTGGCGCTTTCGCACGCTGGTGCTGCGGTTCACTTCCACGCGCGAAACGAGGTCATGGAAGACCGCGTGGTTTCTTCCCTCATAGCCGTGAGGGGTCTCGAAGACCCACGCATCCCTGAGAACATCGTGTTCCCACCCGAGCGAGCACGCCATCGCCTCGTCGCGTCCAGCGCTCTGTGGCGCCTGCAACGCCGTGGCTGCGTCCGCTTCGCGCGGCGCGTAGAACCAGCCATAGCCGTCGCTGTCGGCGTAGCTGTAGACGAACGCTCCCGTCACGTGTCTGTAGCGGCCGATGCCGCAAGCGCTCCAGCCAGGCGCGAGCGCTTCTGCGGGCGCGGGCTTGTTGCAGTCGCACTCGCCGCGCTGGCAGAGCATGCAGCGACGCGCCTTGGGAACCGCTGGCGCGCTGCTGCAGACCATGTGTCCGCACTTCTTGTGCGCGCGGTCCTCTGCCAGGTTCACCGCCAAGCGCGCTTGCTCGAAGTCGCCTCCGAAGCGCAGCAGCGCCAGCTCGGAGAGAAGGTCGCGCGGCGGGGTCCCGACTGCGACGCGCGGCGCGGTGTCGGTGAACCGCGAGCTGCGCCGCCGGCGCCAGAGCGGTGCGCTGTTCGAAGTCACTGCGCTGCTCCTACCAGCCGGCGCGCCGTTTCCTCGATCACGAACTCGTCGAGTGCCTTGCGCAGCATCGCGATCGCGAGATCAGGCGGCTTGCCGGTCGCGAGCGCGTTGGTGACGAGCCGCGAACACTGCGCGACCTTCACCGCGCGCGAGTCATCACGGCCGCTGGAGCTGCGCCCCGTCTGGCCCGTGCCGCCCGGCGCTGTCTTCGTGCCGTACTTGCTGCGTGCCTTGGAGATGCTCTCGGAGCGCACGCCGAGGATGTCCGCGAGCGTTCGATTGCTCAGCGAGAAGTCGAGGGTGGACCAATCGACCGCGACTGCCTTGTTCACATGCATCACGCACCTCCGTTGCTTGCGACGCTCTTTGCGAACGCGTTGACGAGACCGAACCGGATTCGACCGTCTTGCCCCAATCCGCAGCCAAGCCGCTTCGCCGCGATCAGCCGCTCGAGCACACCGTGAACGCGCGCGGGTGTCACCCCCGCGAGCCGCGCGATCTCCGCTGCGTCCAGCGTGCGGTGCTGCGTCTGCCCCTCGAACAGCTGCATGACCGCGCGGTGCTCCGCGATGTTGGGGACTTCGCTCATGCGGCGAGCCTTTCCCTGCAGCGAGCGAGAGCGCGATCGCTGACATCGCAACCCCAGAACTTCCGACCGAGTGATAGTGCAGCTTCCCCGGTGCTGCCGCTGCCGAGGAAGCAGTCGGCTACGACCTCGCCGGCAGCGCTGCTCTGCTCGACCAGCACGCGCAGCAACTCGACAGGCTTCTGCGTCGGGTAGCCGTCTCGCACGCGCGCGAACGAGAGGACATCAGGAACACCCAGGTCAGCGAGCCGGCGCTTGCCCTTCTCGAAGAAGATGATCCACTCGTGCCGAGCACGGTAGTGATACCCCATCCCGATCGTAACCTTGTCCCACACGATGAACTTGTGGAACGTGAAGAGCCCCATCTCGGCGTTGAGCCGATGGAAGAGAAGCCCCGTCTCCTGATCGCAGAGCAGGTAGCAGTGGGTGTTGGGCTTGAGCGCGCGGTAGATGCCCTTGAGCAGATCCGGGATGCGCTCGTTCGGGAAGATCGGGAACCAGTCCTGCAGCCGAACCGTGGTGCCGTGGTTGCGGTGCTTCTCGAGCGACTCGTAGGCGATGTCGGTCACGACCAGGTCGACAGACTCCGGAGGAAGCGCGCGCAGCCACCCCACCGCGTCGGCCTTGTCGAGCCGCAGGCGCGGGGCGTCGTGCGCGAGATCGAGAAGCGGGGAACCGTCAGACATGACGTCCCCATGGCCACGCCAACGGCGGCAAGGTGCGCCGCTCCGCAGGCGCGTCGAAGCCCCACGGAGTCAGGTCGCGAATCGCCTTGAACTTCGCGAGCGCGTAGTCCCGCTCGATCCCCATGCCCTCGGACACGCGACCGCCGGTCAGCCAAAGCTCGTCGCACCGCTCGATCAGCGCCTTGTCGCAGCGCAGCCCGAGATCGCGGTGCTCTTCGGACAGCACGCTCGAGAGCACGATCCAGTCGGCGACGGGCGAGACGCCCATGTGCAGCGCTGCCCACGCAGCCCACTTCGCCGCATTGCGGCGGTTGGCCTCCATGGCTTCGGCGTTGGGGCCGGCCAATTGGTGCGCTATATACACCACTCTCACGCCGCCACCCCGGAGCCTTCTCTGGCGGCAATGAGCTTGATCGCCTGCGCCCGAAGATCTTCAGGTGTGACCACTCGCGGCGACCGCAGCAGCGCTGATTCCGGGGGCTCACCACTCCCAAGTCGCTCGTGGAGAGTGGAATAGTTGACCCCCGAGACATCGGCCCAGTCGGCCAAGCAGAGGGTCACTCCGAAAGCAGATACCAGTCTTGTTCTACGGGTGTTGCGAGCCTGGTCCGACCTCGTTGCCCATCGACAGTTTTCCGGGCTGTACCCGAGCGCGTTGTCACGGCGCTCGATCGAATGCTCCTTCGTCGGGCGCTGCCCCATGTCCGCGATGAAGTTGGCGTAGCTTTCCCGCCATCGTTCGCAAACACGAATTCCGCGGCCGCCATATCTGTCGAAGCTAGCCGCGCGCGGGTTCTCGCAGCGGTGGATGATGGCGCTCCAAATCCTATACTCAGGAGTCCGCCTTCCACCGTGCGTGCGGACCCTGTCCCGTAGCTGTTCCCTATGGAAGCAGCCGCACGACGTCGTATTTCCATTCATGAGCGATGCGACGATTACGATGACCTGTTTCCCGCAGTCGCAGTCGCACTGCCATGCGTTCGGCTTCCGCCCTTCCATGCGAACGTAGACCTTCGCCGTCAGACGCCCGAAACGACGTCCGGCCAAATCTATTCGTGGTCCGTGATCGGGGTTCGCCATCACCCTGCCCCGTTCGCTGCTGACGCCTCAGCGGGCTGCTCGGCGCTCGCGGCTTCCTTGACCAGCTTGCCGAGCGTCCCGGAGACCTCCGCGTGAACCAGCGGAGGGATCTGCGACGCGGCTTCGAGCATCAACGCTGCGCATCGCTTGAGGCCGCGCTGCGCTTCCGAGAGCTTGCTCTCTTGCATCGCGAGCACTCTGCGCGCCGACGCGATCTCGGCATCGGTCTCACGCTTCGCCTGCTCTGCGGCTTCGCGGATGCGATCGTCCTGCGCCTGAAGCAGCCGCTCGACGACGCCCTTCGACGTCGCGACCAGTCCCTCTGCTTCTTCCGTTCGCCTGCGTAGCTCGACCACCTCGGCCTTGCTGGCTGCGAACGCATCCATCGTCTCCTTGAGCTTGCTCATCGTCCCTCTCCTCGTGCTGCAGCTGCGGCGACGGTGCCGCGCGTGTAGAAGCTGTTGTCCGTGCCGCCCGGCAGCTCGACGAGCACCAGTCCGCGGCTCGCTGCGATCGTCGCGTCCTCATCGCATCCCCACGCCAGCAAAGGCGCCGGGCTCGGCGCTGGGAATCCGATCGCGATGGCTTCGCTCACGCCTTCGCGTAGCCGCGCCCAGTTCTTCGCGTAGACGCTCCATGGGCCATCGGCATCGGCCCAGAGCGCAGGCTGCGCGATGCCGAACGCGGGCAGCGAGCGATAGACCGCATGGCGCCGGCGCGTCGGCTCGCGATTGCCAGCGACGTGGGGACCGAGCGCGTGCAGCGCGCGCGCGTACGACCAGCCCTGCGCGAGCGCGACGTCGTGGACGACCTGCAGGATGCCGTACGCATCCATCGTGAGCTCGCCCTCGGTGCCGTGATCGGACTCGGGCCTCAGCACGCGGGTCGCTTCGTTTGCGATCAGCCGCGCAGCAGCGACGCGATCAGCGGGCGAGAGGTGGAGGCGAATGAGGTGTGCCGGGATTACGCGCCCGGCCGCGATCGACGCCGCACCTGCTTCGCCAGCTTTGCCCGCGCTTACGTTGGCCCGCGCGTTGCCTCGCGTGATCGGCTGCCGGCCGAGGATCAGCTCGTCCCCGTCTCTCCGGAGTGTCTGCCTGCGGTCTTTCGTCGAAGTGGCTCGTGAGGGAATCGAACCCCCTTCGCGCAAGCGCACGGCGTTTACAGCGCCGCTCCCATCCACTGGGTACGAGCCGAGAGTTTCCTGGTGTGCACTCGAGCACATCGCGAAGAGCGCTATGGCAGCAGCGCTCAGCAGCACTCGGCGTTCTGCTATGTCGATGTTGCGTTTCACGTGAACACCTCAATGCGGACTCCACAGGTCCGCCTCTTTTCTTGAGCGCACTCCCACCTCACATCGGGACTGCGATCATTGATACCGAGCCAGTCGGCCACCCCATCACGGACGCGGAACAGGCTGACCTCGAGGTTGTCGCCGGCGTCGAGCTCGTGCGGCGCGAGTCTCACTATCCGAACGCGGCACGGCGGCTTGATCTTGAGGCCCTGAACGTTCGCATACGCGCGCATCGATAACGCCACCGCGGTCCGCATGTCGCCCCGCGCGCGGTGCTTCTTCTGCCAACCGACGTGGTCGTTCTTCTCGCTGACCGTGTGGATCGGCAGCTCCACAACGAGCGTCGCACCTTTGCTTGCGAGCGCCTTCGCCTCGGCCGCTTCCTGCACCGCGGCCTGATCTCGCTTCGCCTGTTCCACTCGAGCTCGACGCCACGCGGCGACCAGCTTGGCCATCGTCTTCGACAGCTGAACGTCCCCGGCGAGCACGAGCTGATCGCGGAAGCGCTCGAGCTGCGGACCGATGCTCTCGGCGACCGCGCTCAAGCCGCCTCCCCTTCCTGCGATGGGTAGAGGGCGCGCTGGACGTCAGCGGGATCGCATGGGCGCAGCGTCGGCGCGCTCGCTCTGTACTCGGTCGTGTGGTGCCACGGCACGGGCGGCACGCCGTTGCTGAACGCTAGGACCCCCGAGAGCAGCAGATGGCGAAGACCAGGCCACGCGCGAACGCATGCACCGAACCCGCGCTCGTCAACGATCAGGTGCCGGGAGAGCTCGTCAGCAGCGAACCAGGCGAAGGCCCTGGCGACGTCGTCCGGCATACCAGTGGGAGTGGCGAGACCGGCGTCGTCGGCAACGTCGCTTCCTTCGGGCAGATGCTCGACGATGAACTGGCCTTTGGGAACGCGCCCGAGCGGCCGCGAGATCCCAACCTCTCCGTCGAACCTGGTGCGGACGATGAAGCGGCCGACCTGGATTCCGGAGACCTCGACGAATCGGCCAACGTCCAGCCGCACGCGGTACCGCACCGCGCAGGGATCGACGTCCTCGCTCGTGGCGCCGATGTTCACTTCGCGGGCCTCTCGATCTGCAACGGCCCGCAACCACCGCAGTTCAGGCCGTACACGTTCGAGCCGACTTTGATGCCGCCAAAGAAGAACGCGAGCGCGAGGCAGAATAGAACCATCTCGATGAAGTCACGCATCACGCGCATCACGCACCTCCGACTTTTGCGTCACGGCCATCGGGCACCTCGATTCACCGGCTTGATCACCTCGCCGTCGACTTCGATTCCGCGCAGGTACTGGCCACGCGACTCGAGCCACTCCGCGACGTTGCCCTTGAACTCACGCAGCGACGCGGCGATCAGCGCATCACGAACGTCGATGCGGCCCTTCCCTCGAGGCCCGACCACGAGCAGCACCGTGCTGGTCTCGAGCGCAGTCAGCATCGGCGCTTGCAGCTCGAGCACCTGGCGGCACGCGACGCCCGCGCTGTGCCCACGCTGCGCGTAGCCGCCGGCGCCGTTGCTTACGAACTCGCCGCAGTCGGGGCACGAGTACACGCCGTCTTGGACGTGGCAGCCGTGCCTGCAGCCAGGGCACACGCCCGTAGCTGCCTTCTGCCGCGCCGGTACCGGCTTCGGTGGGTCGTAGCGGCGTCCCGGTGGGCTGGCTTCGCGAGCGCGCGCGGCCTGCAGCTGAAGCTGCGCCTTGTCGCTCGGCTTGGGACCGGCTTGGGTGGTCATGGCTTTCGGCTCCGCAGGTCCGGCCCCGAATCGCTGATCCACACCGCGATGCCGGGCTCACCGAGCCGGCTCTGCAGTCGCGCGTCCGCGTACGTCTTGAGAAACGCCGCCTTCGCGATGTTCGCGATCGCGATGGTCTTCTGCCCACGCTTACGGCGCTCGTCCACGAGGTCGAGCAGCGCGGCCGACATGTTGCCCGCGTCCCGCTCGCGGCCGATGTCGTCGACCACGAGCAAGCGGGTCGCGAGCATCGCGGAGAACGTCTCGGCCTCTTCGCCGAATCGCGCGCTCGCTAGGCGTTCAAGCTCGCGTGCACCGACGTACCTGCCTCCCGACTGCACCAGGGCCCATGCGGCAGCAAGCGTCTTCCCGCGGCCGGTTGAGCCCACGAGCAGCGCCCATGGGACATCCGATGTGAGCCAGGCAGAGATCGCCGAGATCGTGCGCAACGACATGTCGAGCCCGTCGCGCATCAAGAGGTCGTGATCGGCCGCCGTGATCGGCAGGTTCAGCCCATCAATCGCGCTCTTGCGCGCGAAAACGGCCTGCTCTCGCTTGAACGCCGCTTCCTGTGCGATCTCGGCCTCGGTTGGCTCTTTCCAGTTCGCCAAGATGGCGTTGAAGTCGACCTTACGCATTGCTTGTCGCTCCTCGCGCGCGGCTCGCAGCCATCAGCGCTTCGTAGTCGTCGGGCTCGGCGTCGAACTCGGCTGCGGTACTCACAGGCGCTGGCGCGCCCTTGCGACGCTCTCCCGTGCGGCGCTCGGCCGCGTACTTCTGCCAGTGCTTGCGGACGTGCCGAGGGGTTGCGTTGTCGCGACACCAGTCGTCGCTCTTCAGCGCATGCAACGCGCGGTCGAGCTCGGCGCGCGGCTGGTCGGCGATCCAGTTCAGGTCATCGATCCATGCAACCGGATCCCATGTGCTGCCGACGATGCGCTTGATCTCGTCGCTCGCGGCTTGCGCGATGACTCCGCTGCTTGCGTAAGGCTTCGCCGCGATCACCTCAGCTGCGAGCGTTGGCGACTGAGCCGGGACTGCCACGATCGGCCTGAGCTCCGAGACTACGGACTCGGGCGCGCGCGCCTGCTCATGCGCTTGATCCTGATAATGCTCCTGCTCTTGTTCCTGCTCTTGGCTTCGAAGGGGCTTCGAAGGGGCTTCTGAAGAGCAGATTTGGAGCTCGTACGGGAGCTGATAAGGCTCTCTGTAGGTCTTGACGAACTCCCAGAAGAAGCGGTGATCTTTGAACTTTTCGATCCACTCGATCACCATCTTGTGGCGGTTATCCGTGCACTTTAGCGTTCGTCCGATCTGCTCCCTCGCCATGTGGGTCACCCACATGAGCTCGGAAGCCTCGTCGTGCTGGCAGAACCCCTCTTCAGAGAGCCTTGCAAGGCCCTTCGAAGCCCCTTCCGGAGAGATGCCGATTTCGTGATAGAGCGTCGGGAGGGCGAGATAGAAAAGCCCCGTCATGTGCTGCGACGGGCAGGTCATGATGTAGAAGCAAACGCGCTGCGCGTCGGCATCACCGCGTAGGCGTTTGCCGGTTCCGCGCGTCCAGAAATGGGGGCTGACCTTGCTGTAGTCCCTCATCAACTGCTCCCAGCCTTCCTCCGCGCCCGACTGCTGCGCTGCTGCTGACCCTTGCTCAGCCCTCAACCCTCCGACTCGATCTCCGTCTGCTTCTCGTCCGGCTCGCCCGCTGGCGCAGCCTCGGCCTGTGGATCGTCGACGTTCATGGGCATCACCACGAACGTGCCCTTGTAGCCGGCGATGTTCTGGACGATGTCGAACCGCATCGCGGAGAGGCGCGTCTTGGGCGCCGTGATCTCCACCGCGTGACCTGGCCGAGACGCGCAGCGCAGCACGCGAGCGAGTAGCTCGGGGTTGAACGCCCACGACGCCACAGCCTCGGCGCCTGGCACGTAGGCGTCGGGGATCACCTTGTCGTAGGGGATCTCGATCTGCTCTGCTGACTTGGGGATGACGATCTTCGATGACTGCAGCAGGAGCTGCACCAGCGAGCGACCGACTTGGAGCTCTACAGCGGTCTCCGAGCGCTCTTTCTGATCGAGCCGAGAGAGCAGCTTCTCGAGCACGGGCAGATGCTCAGTCGCGATGCTGAACGAGGTGGGCTCGCTGCACGACGAGACATCGGCGCTGACCTTGCCGAGGGTGTGACCGTCGGTCGCGTAGCACTCGAGGTCCGTCTTGTCGGCGGAGAAGTGCAAGAGCATCAGGTGCGGGCGTTCCGTGTCCTTGCCCGCGAGCGGCTTGCACGCCTGAATCAGCGTCAGCAGCTTGTCGGCGATGATCGTGATCGTCGGCTTCTCAGGCACCAGCAACCTCCGAGCTCAGGTAGACGAAAGCGGATCTCACAGGCGCGTCCGCCCGTTCGTTGACAGCACCGGTGCTGCTGACGTCGTGGTGCTGCACTGCCGTCCGCCGCGGCAGCAGTGGGGTGTACTCACACCCTCATAGATTGAAGCCCGGTTGCCGCTGCGAACGATCGCAGCGACGAGGACGCCGGGCGCGCCCGCAGCGGCCATTACTTCTGGTGCCGCTCTGAAAAGCTGCCCGGTCTCGCGACGCCGAGTCTTCTGCTCGTACGCTGCAGCTACGTCGCTCGTGTGCCGCCGGGCGCGGCTCTCCATTTTTGTCTGAGTGGCGGGTGAGGGAATCGAACCCCCTTTGCGCAAGCGCGAGCGATGTACAGTCGCCCTGCCCTCCATGGGCTCCCCGCCGACAGCTGAAGCGTTACGCATCGCCAGCCCCCTGGCGGGCCACGACCTCGCAGGTATCCACGACCTCGAATGCCTGCTTCGCAGCGGCGACCGCTCTCGACTGGCTGTGGAGCTCGTCGGTGTAATGCTCGGCGCACCACGACCATGTGGTGGTGCGCCTGGTCGCCGGCCGGATGACATCGGCACGCTGCACGATGCAGTCGCAGCACGGAGGGTCCGCGCCCTTCGCCAGCTGTTCGAGCGCACGACTCCCGCGCGTTTGATCGCTACAGGACCTCGCGACTCTGAGCAGCAACTCCCGGCGATACTCGTCGCTCACCGCATCGACCAGCTCGCAGTCCGCAGCCTTTGCGAACGACTCGGGCCAGCCGCAGCAGATGACTTCGCCGCGCTCTTCGTCGCACGCGAGTACCCACGTCTCGCCGGACGGCTTGTGCAGGACGTGATCGCCAGCCCGGAAGGTCACCGTGGCACCTCGCTCGACGCGCGTGTGCCCCACTGCACGCGCACGGGCTCACCGTCGCTGCCGCTTAGGTCGATGCGGTAGACCTTGCCGCCAACGCTCACGCCGCGGACGAACAGCTCCAGGATCACGAAGAACAGCAGCCAAGCGATGACGTTACGCATGCGGACCGTCCTTCCCGTACAGCGTCGATAGAAGTGCGACCCACGCGACGGCGAACGCAGCGGGACCAAGCAGGCAGGCGGCGAGGATCAGCGCTGTCGTCATGACCGATCACCAACCCGCACCCGCCGACCAACCCGAGTCTCGCGATGCGCGCGCGGCGGCGGCGCTGGCTCGCTCGGGCGCAGCGGAACGACCTGCTCGACGAGCTCAGCGGCCGAGTCGAAACGGTGCTGTTGCGCGGGGCGCACGCGCGCCAGGTAGCGGTCGAGCTCGTAGCGCACGAGAGCGCGGCCGAGCAGCGTCTCGACGTCCGTCTGCGCGATGTCAGCGGACATCGGCCACCTCCCGCATGAGGTCCGCGGAGACCTGCTCGAGCTTGCCGGCCAGATCGATCACGGTGCTCGCGAAGGATCGGACCCGAGAGTCGTCACTCTCTTCGAGCTGTGAGGCCGCGAGCCGAAGCGCGTCCGCTGGTTCGCGCACGATCGAGTGAACGAACCGAGCGAGCGGGCTGTGCCTCGTCGCATCGAGAGCCGAGTCGAGAGCCGTCAGCTGAACTTCGCTGGACGAACGCGCAGCTTGCGTTGCCGGTTGCGATGCATCATGGTGCTGAGCGACGGCTTGTACATGCGTCGAAGCGGTACCTTCAGCATTCGCACCGGCAGCGCGCGCCTTGAGCAGCTCGGCCTGCACGCACGGCACGCAGAGCGCGGTCTTGCCGATCGTGATGCGCATGCGGTAACGACCGCAGCGATCGCAGGGCTCGATCGCGGAAGTGTTGCCGCGCGGGATGGCGCCGCCCCGAGGTGGACGCTCGGCGTTCAGCGCACCGTTCAGCTGTGGGGCTCGCGCGTCTTTGGTCGAGCGCAATTCGCGATCTGGGCGAGCGTCGGCGTCGATGGTTGGTGGCGCCATCGTTCAGACCTCCATCTCGGTGGGCTGAGAGGTGGATCGCTCGGCGGCGAGCTCGGCTTGGCACCGCGCGCAGTCGCGCACGAGCACAGTCGGATCCGCGGGGCACGTCGGGTTCTTCGGGTCGCCGCGCCACTTCCGCCGGCCGTTGAACTGGCAAGCCACATGGTGGCCGCGAGCGCGAACGCACTCGTGATGCCGGCAGGCTGGTTGGCCCATGGGCATCGGTCAGGCTCCGACCGATGGCTGCGTGATCGAGTTGAAAATCGGCGCGCGAGACGCGTCGCGACGGCGAACGTTCAGAACGTTCTCGCCGTCTGCGATCAGCTGCACGATCAGCTGATGCTCGGCGTACTCGCCGTCGTACCAACCGCGCGCGCATGCGACGACGTCGAAGCTGTAGCGCTCGATGCCGTCCGAACGCATCGCGTCGTGGATAGGTTGGCGGCAGGGCCCGTATTCGTCGCGGCGTGCGTACGTGCGGTGCAGGCTCCATCGCGCCGCGACCTTGCGCGTGCAGCCGACATAAACGCCGGACGGTCCGCGGATCGTGTAGATGTGCCGAACAGCCGAACGGTCGATCGGCTTGCGACGCTTACGTTTCGGGGCCGACGCGCTCACAACGCCTGCTCCTGCTCAGCGGCCGTCTGCGGATCGGGCGGGTCGAGCAGGATTGCGTACGGGGAGCAGCGGTAGAGATGCGCGAGCTTGATCAGCGCCGAGAGCGGTATCTCGGTGAAGCCCGTCTCCCAGCGGGAGACCGTGCCCTTCTTCACGCCGAAGTGGTCGGCGACCTGCTGCTGACTGAGCTTTGCGCGCTTGCGTTCAGCCTTCGCGCGCTTACCAACTTCTTTCGCTGTCATCATGGCGTGATGACACGGTACTCATGTCGTGATTACTCGTCAACCGGGAAACCGCATTCGTTGCAACGAATGCTGGTTGCAGGCGCCGCGCACAATGGGCTACACGGGCCTCATGGGAGATAAGGACCCGGCGCGTGGGCGCCGGTACAAGGCCGCGCGCATTGCCTACGGCAAACGCCTAGGGCGGCACGTGACCCAGAAGCAGGTCGCTGAGGCGCTCGGCCTGAAGAAGGGAACGGTGAGCCGCTGGGAGGCCGGAACGCATCCGCCGGACGATCCAGAGGCGGTCGCGAAATTCTACGGATGCTCGCCCGCCTATCTCCAATACGGTCACGGCCAGCTCGAGTTCATCGACCCGCCGTACTCGGCTTGGGACGAGTTCGTGGCCACTGAACACCCGGAACCGTGGCTGATTTCCTCATTGCGCACATTCAGCACCTTTGAAGGTCCGGAGCCCGATCTTGGGCTATACCGACTCCTGGCTTTCGCGCTAACCCAGCATAGAAACAAGGCCAACTAGCTGTTTCGGGGCGGTTGCCGTGCAGAACGGGCTGGCGTAGCTTGGCCGGCCTATGGGACATCCGTATCCGGCCTTCGACGCCTACCTTAGCAGTCCCGACTCACAATCAGCTCTGCCGTGGCAGCTTGCCTCACTGGCTGCCCTCAGGTTCGTCGACATAGAGCCGACCGTCGAGCTCTACCGCGACCTGCGGTCTGCCCTTGACACGGCGACGAAGCCGTTGCCGGGCTCGCCCGGGCTCGCGACCGCCTCGCCGCGCGACCACGCCGTCGCCCCCCGGGTGTCTACCGGCGAGCGCCGCTGAGTCGGCCGGTTGCGCGACCACAGCAGCGGGGCCCGGCGCGCGAGGATTTACGGAGGTTGGCGTGTGGCTTGATCCCGCACATCAACATTTTTTGCGTTTGTTGAAGTAAGCATTTGACGCGCACCAGGGCATCACGTAATGATGCCTGCATGCACTCGAACAACACCGCCGCCGAAGACCGCATCTGCAAGATTCAGAGCGCGCTGCTCGATATGCCGGTCGGCACGACCGGTTCGCGCTTCGGCGTAGTCGTCACGCGTTACGCGAAGGATGCCTTCGAGGTCGGCACGTGGGGCCGCACCGCGGGCGTCGGGTCCGAGACCGCCGCTGAGCAGATCCTCGCGGCTCAGGTGAAGTCGTGAGCCGCCGCTCTTTGGGCGGCATGTCCGCGTCTGCCTTCTGGGCCGGCTTCTCGAGCGGCGCGCGCGTCGACGCGATGAGCGAGCCCGGTCCGGCGCCTATCTCCGCCGTCGCTTCCCCCGGCGACGAGCTCCACAGCCCCGCGGCAGTCGCCGGTAGTGCGACGACGGCTGCCGCGGGCGTTCCCCTCGACATCGTCGCATCACAGCTCTGCGCGGACGTGCGCGCCGAGCGCGCGCAGCACGCTGCCCCGCGCTACACGACGCCGACCTGCCGCGCTTGCCGCGGTGCCGGCTTCACGCGCACGGAGTCTTCCCGCGCCGAGTGCCGCGCCTGCGATGGCGCTGGCGCCACCGCCGAGCTCGCGCACGGCACCTACGAGCCCGTGGTCGAAGGCGTCGAGCCCGAGCCCCGCGGTCGCGAGCTGGCCGACCTGCCGGAGCTGCGGACCCGCTTGCTCGAGTGGGCGCGGACGCTCGCCGAGTCGGTCGCGACCAAGACGCTGCTGTCGCGCACCGAGGCGCTCATGATGCGCGACGAGTTCGTGCTGCACGTCGCCGCGCTCGACGAGCACAAGGAGCGCGCGGACGAAGCGGCAAGCGCTCGCGAGCTCCGGGACGACGCGCGCGACGACGAGCTGCAGCGCTTGCGCCAGCAGGTCGCGGACGTCGAGCGCGAACGCGACGAGATGAAGGCCGCGCTCGCGGCCGAGCAGCGCATGCGCGAGCAGGACGCGGCAACCATCGGCCACCAGAAGCTCGATCTGGAAGCGATGCGCGTCGAGCGTGACCAGGCTGTCGCGATCGCGCTGCAGGTCGCCGAGAAGGTCGCGAGCGTCTCGCCGCTGATGACGCAGGCGGCCGAGCGCATCCGCGATCTCGAGACGCAGCTGCAAGCGCTCGCGGACGTTCACGGAGAGTTGATCGTGCAGGCGGTTCAGCTGCGCGAGACCAAGCGCGTGCTCGAGGAACAGAACAACGCGCTTGCCACCGTGGTCGCTCTTAGCAGCGAGCGAGGTGTCGCGTGAGCGCGATCGTCGTATTCGGCGAGCGCTCGAACGGAGCACGCGCATGCGGTTTCAGCGTGGGCGAGGACATCGGCGTGCTGATCACTCCGAGCGGCCGTGAGCACAACGAGCACGCCGTGAAGCTCGCTCGCCAGCTCGCGGACACGGCGGCCAGCATCGAAGCGGCCGAGAGCGCCGCGCGCAAAGCCAAGGCCGATGCGGACGAGGCGGTCGCGCGCGCTCACGCCAATGAGGAGCGGGCGCTCGCGCAGGTCCCACCCAAGTCGCCTGCTCGGCTCATGAGCACCGGCTATGTGCGCTTCGACACCCGCGGCGGTTTGTGGGTGTTGGGGAAGCGCGAGCACGGTTTCGCGGCCTTCGGTTATCGCTGCGATGACTGGGACGACTTGTTCCGCCGCTTCAACGTGCGGGTCACTGGCCACGGAACCGACGTGCACGGCGCATGGTGGTCGGTCGAGAACGCGGCGGTGTCGCCATGACCTCGCGGCGCGTCACCGTCGGCGTTCCGATGCTCGCGCGCCCGCGCCGCGAGGTCGTCGAGCTACATGTCGCCCGAGCGCGCGCGCTGGGCGAGGCCGCGGTCTGGGCGGTGGACATCGGGCTCGCGGTCACGCTGGCGACCTTCACGGGGATCGCTGCGCTGCGCTGGTGGGGGTTCTGATGGCCAAGACGACCAAGCTGCTGCCACGCGCTCGCGCGGAAGCGATGACGCTCGCGGAGCTCGGGCGCATTCTCAAGAACCGCCGGATCGAGATGCGGCTCGAGCGCATCGGCAAAGGGTCAGCACACAGCTGCAGGATCCTCGTCGAGGGCGTCGTCTACGCGCGCGCGACCGGGCGCACGGCCATCGATGCGCAGCTCAACGCCTGGACCAACGCGTTCGAGCGCAACGACTCGGCGGAGGCGCAGGCAGAGGCGTTCGTGCGCCGGGAGGCGCTGGCGTGAAGATCCACCCTGTCATCGCGGCGCTTGTGGCCGACAGCTTCGAGCTGCGCATGGAGCGCGCGAAGCCTGGTGCGGTGCGATGCCCGACCTGCGGCGCGGTGCACGCCGATGCCGAGCTCGCATCGATGAGCCCGCGTTGCCGGCTGTGCGGTCGACGGTTCTTCGACCCACGCAACGCCCGCGGAGCCGAGGCATGAGCGCCGAGCTCGTCACCAACTTCGACGAAGCGCGCGCGGCGCTGCTTGCTCGCCGCGATGCCCTCATCGAAGAGCTCAGGGGGCTGCCAGCACGCCGGCTCGCGCTCCGCGATGAGATTGCGACGCTCGACGCCGCGCTGGGCAGCCGGAGAGCGCCTCGCGATTCCATCATCCCCAGCGCGACGAGGATTCTCGCTCAGGGACCGATGCTGCTCAACCGCCTGGCGGAGATCGTAGCCGCTGAGGTCGGCGCCACCGTCAATAGCGTGAAGTCCAACGTCTGCAGAGCCAAGCGCGCCGGCAAGTTCTGCCACGACCCGAAGACGGGGCGGTACTCGCTGCCTGTGGGGAGCGACCATGCCTAACGAGATCGCTCTCTACGGCTTGGACCGTGTCCGCAAGGTGCTCGGTGATCTGTTCGTCGCCGCCGACTACCCGGGCGGTCCGAAGCAGATGCACCGCGATCTGCTCGACGCCGAGCACCATGCCGATCTGATCTCCGACCGCAACGCGTTCGCGACGGCTGTGCTCCGCGGAGACGCCGACGACTACATGCACGCGTGGCACGCGCGGTTCGGCGAGTCGCTGTGCGACCACTGCAACGACCTCTCAGCGCGGATGCTGCGCGTAGCGCGTGATCGGGCTGAGGCGGCTCACGAGCGCGAGCGCAAGGCGCTGATGCGGGCCCTGCACCTGATCCGCACCGGGCTGCGCGGCGTGGTCTCGTCGAGCGAATACTACGACGCCGACGCGTTGCTCTCGAAGCTCGCGCGCTACTTCGAGATCGACGAAGGGAGCCGGTCCGATGGCTGACGGTGGACCGATCGTTCTTGGCTCCGCGCTCGACCGCGAGCGCTGGAAGCAGCTGCGGCGCTCCGGGATCGGGGCGTCCGAGATCGCTGCCGTGCTCGGCGAATCGCCGTGGCTCAGCGCTATCGAGCTGTACGCGGTCAAGATCGGTCAGAGCGATGGCGATCCGTCGCTCGACACGGCAGAGCACGTCTACTGGGGCAACCAGCTCGAGGCCGCGATCATCGCCGGCTATCAGGACCGTACCGGCCGGCCGGTCAAGCGGTCCGCCGTCCTGCTGCGCTCAGCCGAGCACCCGTGGGCCATCTGCACGCTCGACGGCGAGACGGGCGACGTGGGCGGAGAGCCGTCGTGGCCGCTCGAGATCAAGAACGTCGGCATGCACAAGGCCGTGGAGTGGGAGGATGGCCCGCCGCCCCACTACCGCCTTCAGCTGCAGCACCAAATGCTGGTGACGGGCGCGCACAAGGCGACGGCCGCCGCACTGATCGGTGGCCAGCGCCTGGTGTGGTGCGACGTCGAGCGCGATGAGATCGAGATCCGCCGCATCAAGCACGCCGGCCGCATCTTCTGGGAACAGTGCGTGGAAGCGGGCGTGTGCCCCAAGCCGGACGGCAGCGACAGCGCATCGCGCGCGCTCGCCGCGCTCTACAGCAAGCGGCCTGACCCGGAGTCGTTCGTGCAGCTCGGCGGCGACCTGCTCGATCTCGACGAGGAGCTGTGCGGCCTGAAGGAAGCGCAGCGCACGCTCAAGCAGCGCATCGATCTGATCGAGCAGCACATCAAGGCAGCGATCGGTGAGGCCGAGTACGGCGCGCTGCCGAACGGTACTCGCTACAGCTGGAAGCAGCAGACCAGGGCCGCGTACGCAGTCGACGAAGCCACGTTCCGCGTGCTGCGCAGGCACGCAAGTAAGCAGGAGAAGAGCAGATGAGCACTGGACCGCAGACCAAGCCGAACGGTGAGATCGTGAAGAAGCAGGCAGACCCAGCGGGGGACCTGCGGCAGATGCTCCGCAAGATGCTGCCGGAGATCGAGCGCGCGCTGCCCAAGCACGTCACGCCCGATCGCATGGCGCGCGTCGCCACCACCGCGCTGACGACGACCAAAGACCTCGCGCTGTGCACGATCCCCAGCTTCGTTGGCTGCGTCATGCAGGCCGCACAGCTTGGGCTCGAGGTCAACACGCCGCTCGGGCATGCCTACCTCATCCCGCGCAAGGCGAAGAACCTGCAGCCGTCGCAGCGCAACTGCACGCTGATCATCGGCTATCAGGGCTTCATCGAGCTGGCGCGGCGTAGCGGCATGGTGTCGAGCATCTACGCCTACGCCGTGCGCGATGGCGACGCCTTCGAGTACGAGCTCGGGCTCGAGCCGACGCTCAAGCACAAGCCGAGCGAGGCAGAGGACCGCGAGAAGAAGAAGATCACGCACGTCTACGCGGTCGCGAAGATGCGCGATTCCGACGAGCGCGTGTTCGTGGTGCTGACCCGCGCGCAGATCGAGGCTCGACGGCTGCGCGGCGCATCGGCCAGCGCGGACACTCCCTGGGATACCGACTACGAGGCCATGGCCCTGAAGAGCGCGGTGCGTGCGCTCTGGAAGTGGCTTCCGAAGAGCGCCGAGATCGCGCGCGCGACGGCTCTCGAGGACGCGGCGGAGAGCGGGGCGTCGCAGACCAGCGTGCTCGATCCCACGGTCGCCGATGCGATGACGCGCGGCGGGCTCATCGACGAAGCTGAGATCGTAGCGGAGCAGCAACAGAGCGGCGGCGAGCTGCAGAGCGACACCACCACGGTGAGCGATGACGAGCTGCGCCGTGTCGCTCAGGGCGACAAGGCCAAGCCCGAACAGCAAGAGATCAAGTAGGAGCCCTACCGTGATCGAGCGCACCTGCCAGAACTGTGAGTCCGCGTTCCGCGTGAAGGCCTGCGAGGTCAAGCGTGGCGGCGGACTCTATTGTTCTGTGCGCTGCCGCCAAGCCGCCAGCAGAAAGGGCTCTTTGAAGGCGTGCGAGGCGTGCGGCGAACCCTTCTACGCGCAGCGATCACGGGCGAAGTACGGCAAGGGGCGCTTCTGCTCGAAGGCGTGCGGTTCGAGAGGCGATAACAACGCGAATTGGTTGGGAGGGCGAAAGATCGTCAATGGGTACGTGTTCCTCCATTCTCCCAACCATCCCCATGCCGACGAAAAAGGGTATGTGGAGGAGCATCGGCTTGTCGCTGAGAGGGTTCATAAGCTGCTCCTCCCGCGGGAAGCAGTGGTTCACCATCTCAACGAGATTCGCTCCGACAATCGCCCGAGCAATCTCGTGATCTGTCCCAACCAGGCCTACCACATCGCGATCCACAACCGCATGCGGCGGATCGCAGCGCTGCGAGCGGTCGGCGGCGATCCCGCGGTGCATCAACTGTGCGTGCGCTGCGAAACACCTAAAGCGTTCTCGGAGTTCCATCGCACCAAGCACGGCCCGAACGGATTCGCGAGTACGTGTAAGGCGTGCGCGCGAGTGCGCTCAGCTGACAAGTACCAGCGGTTGAAGAATCAGAGGAAGGCGTCATGAGCAAGGTCATCGAATTGCAGGATGTGGGGCCGATCAGCCGACTCGAGATCCCGATTCCCTCGGGCGGAGGCGTTGTATTGCTTCGCGGAAAGAACGGCGCAGGCAAGAGTCACGCGCTCGCTGCGGTGTCTGCGCTCGTGGGTTCAGGGGACAAGCCGACCTCGCGCGACGGCTCGCTCGGTGCCCAAGTCACAGGTCTTGGAATTCGGCTGACCGTCGGGCGCCGGACGGCACTGTCTGGCGAACTCGAGGTGACAGCCCTCGACGGCGAAGACCCGAGCCTGTTGGTCGATCCCGGCATCAAGTCGCCGGACGCGGCGGATGCAGAGCGCATCCGCTCGCTTCTCCGGCTGTCGCGCTCGAACGTGGAGCCGAGCGCGTTCGCTCACCTGGTCGGCGGTGACACGCGTCTGCGCGAGCTGTGCGCCCCGACGAGCCTCGAGTCGAAGGGCGATGTCCCGGCGATGGCCTCGGCGATCAAGCGAGATCTCGAGCGGGCCGCGCGCGAGCTGGAGAAGAAGGCCGACGGACTCCGCTCGAAAGCGATGGGCGCCCGCGGCACGCTGAAGGACCCCGACGCGGCCGGCGTCTCCCGACACACGAGCGCCGAGGAAGCCCGCGCAGCCCACACCGAAGCGGTCCGCGCGCACGCTGCGCTCGAAGCGACAGACGCACAGCAGAAGAAGCTCATCACCGCGGCGAAGGAAGCGCGCGCAGCGCTGGAGTCGCTCGGCGAATCCGGCAGCCCGCATGCGATCGAAGTCGCCGAGACCGCGCTGACTGAATCCGAGACTGCGATCGAGGCGGCGCGCGCCGAGCTGGACCGCAAGAAGGCGGCTCTCGAGGAAGCGCGCGCAGCCGTGGCCAAGGCTACTTCCGAGCTCGAGCAGCGCCAGGACACCGCGGCCGCAAAGCGCGAAGCGGTGGCGCGACAGAAGCGGCAAGCCGAGCAGCGCGCAGCGCTCGACCGGGCTGTCGCCGCCGCTGCCGGTGCCTGCGAGATCAGCCCCGACGAGCTCAAGGCTGCCGAGCAACGCGTCGTCACCATGCGCGAAGAGGCCGAGCGCTGGGTGATGCGCGAGAAGACCGCGCGCGTCCTTGAGGAAGCGGCGCGCATCCAAGCCGAAGGCGACGAGGCCGCGCGCGAAGCTGCCGACCTGCGCGCCGCTGCGAAGGGCACGGAAGTCGTCGTGCTCGAAGCCGTGCGCGCGATCTGCGGCGAACACATGCACCTGAACGATGGCCGGCTCTACGTCGACACCGAGCGCGGGCTGGAGCTCTTCTCCGAGCTCTCCGACGGCGAGCGATGGCGCCGAGCCCTGGACATCGCCGTCAAGGCAGTGGGCCGCGACGGGCTTCTCGTCGTGCGTCAGCAGGCGTGGGAAAGCCTGGACCCGATCGCAAAGGCTGAGGTCGCTCAGTACGTCAAGCAGATCGGTGTGGTCGTGCTGACCGCTGCGCACGACGCAGGTCCGATCCGCGCGGAGATCCACGAGGACACGGCGGCGGGGTGAGAGTTCATGCGCCGGGCATGGTGCTCGGTGCTGAAACCCGCGCTCCCGGGTGGGCGGTTCGAGTCGAGAGACATCCGGGAGCGCGGGCGTTGTGCTGAAAGAAAACCGATGAACGACACAGCCAGCATCGTCCCAAACGCTCGAGCCGCCTCCATCCCGCGGATCATCAACGGGCTCGCGCGCTACATGCGCCTCAAGCTCGAAGAGAACGCGCTGAAGCCGCCCTGGCGGATGGAGAGCGACAACGCGCTGATCGGCCAGTTCCGCGACGAATGCCGCGAGCTCGTCGAAGCGGTGATCTACAAACACGGCGCGGAGGCCATCGCGCGCGAAGCCGCCGACGTCGCGAACCTCGCAGCGATGCTCGCCGACAACGCAGGCGCGTTCACCGACGAGCCGAAGCCGGAGCCCATCTCCGAGGTGCAGCCCAAGCCGCCGGTCTCGGAGAGCGAGGAAGTCGCGAGACTCCGCGCCGAGCTCGCCGAGGTGACCGCTGACCGCGATCGGTGGGTCGCGCGGATGAAGCTGCTCGAGCGTTTCATCGATCGCGCGGTGCTCGTGCTCACCGGGCGTGCGCCAGTCGATGATACGAGGGCCCGGCTCGAAGAGTTGGTCGCTCTCGTCGCTGCTGCGAAGAACGGCGAAGCGCTCGCTCTGATCAGCAAGTGGGGGTCACCGTGATGCTGGGTGGGAGGTCACACCCGCGCGCTCCGGTGGACCAGGAGATCACCGGCGCAACCGCTCGCGCCGGCGACCAGCACGGTCTCTTCGGCTGGGAGCTCGAGGCCGGGTCCTGGTACTTCCGCCGCGCGAACGGCACGCGCGCTGCGGTCACGAGGGAAACGGACGGCACGTACACGGGGTTCAAAGGATACCCCACGTACGATATCCGCGGCGGTCTCACCTTGCGCGAAGCGATGCTCTGGGCTGTGCCCGAAAGCATCCACCCCGTCGCAGCTGCGCAGGCGCAGGGGAAGCCGATCGATCTCGCGCCCGGCAACTGCTGGGACATCTCGCCCAAGGGCGCGGCCGCGGTCAACGGCGAGCAGGTGGCAGCGGAAGTGCTGCAGGAGATGGCGACGCCGGCAGGCGAGTGCACGCGCCACGGCTGCGAGAAGAGCGCGTGCGAGGAGGTGGCGGCAGCGCAGGCGCGGACCGCCGCGGCTGAACAGCGAGTTGCCGACCTGGTCGCCCAAATCGAGCGCGCCGGTTGCGCCGCTGCTCACGCTGGCGAGACCACGTACGAGTGCAACGTCAGCAAGCCGTGCGGCCTGTGTCGGCTGCGCGCTCGCGCTGAAGCCGCCGAGCGCGACCTCGCGCGCGCGACCCGCCGGGCCGACGAGCACACGCGCAAGCTGGCGACGGCGCGACAGGGCGAACGGCTGATGGCCATGCGGCTCGGCATCGACCCCGACACGGTCAGCTCGTACGTGCAGCTCGATCTCGCGATAAGCGACTTGTGCAAGAGGGCGGAGACGGCGGAGCGGGAGCGGGACGAGCAGACCGCGAAGTGCGTGCGGTACGCGACGCGGCTGCACTTCGCGAGGACAGACCTGGCTGATTTGGCCGGAGCGATCCTAGCGCCAGAACAGCAGCGCTTAGGCGTGACCGAGCGCGTGTTCGCTGCGCTCGACCGCCAAGCGCGCGAGGCTGGCGCGCGGAAGGAGGAGAGCGTGGACGACAATAGCGTTGCCCGGAAAAACATCGAGACGCGCGAAGAATGGAGCACGCGCTGCAGCGCTGGCGTCGGCTACCACGTGTGCGGGCATGCCGCGCCGGGGGCGGACGCGCGTTGCCAGCGCGAATGCTTTCATCTGGGACCGCACGCAGGCGGCGGCAGCTGGTGGGGCGTGTCGGAGTGCGCGCCCGACGCGAGAGACGCGGCTGCGAAAACACAACAAGCGCTCATCGAGTGCGAAGCCGCGTTGGCGGAAGAGAAGGGCCTCCGAGCAGAGGCCGAAGAAGCTCTGGCCCGTGCGACCACGGCTGCATCCCCAGGGTCGCCGCGCGCGGGTTTTAAACCACCGGCCCCGGGTGGGGAGGAACAGGGGCCCCGCAAGGGCGACGCGAGCGAGCCCGCGGGTGAGGCGCCGCTGACGGCTGAGACGGTGGTCGAACAAGTGCGTCGTAGTCCGTGGCACGTGAAGCATCTCGACGCGATCGCGCTGGTCGAGCGGTACGCCCGCGAGCAAGTCGCCACTGCCCTCAGCTTCGACGGCGCCGATGCGACGCGCGCGAACATGCGCGAGCATGCGGACAAGATCGAGCGGGCGTTCGCCGCGGCCAGCCAGCGGGCAGATACTGCCGAAAGTAAGCTCGCGACCGCGAACGCGGAGATCGAGAAGCTGAAGGCGGAGCGCGACGACGCGAGGCGGCTGTTCAGGTCGGCAGAGTCGCAGCGCAAGAAGGACAAGGCCGCATCTCCCGACGCGCGGTTGCGAGAGGCGGCGAGGGATTTGCGGTCGACGTGGTACCGCGTGCTCAACGAAGGAACCGTGCACGGGGCCGACAGCACGGGGTTCCGCGATCACAACTTCGCCGCGCTACGCGATGCGGTGAACGCCGTTTGCGAAGCTATCACCACCGCCCCCGCGCCCACGCCGGCTGAGGGCGGGGAGGTCGGGCGCGAGCGCGGGCTCTACGCGACGCTGAAGGCCGTGCGCGACGTGCACGAAGCGATCATCGGCGTCGAGCACATGCTTATCGAAGCCGGCGCCCTCCGCGACACCAGCGCCGTCACGCGGGAGCCGCGGTCGTGAGCGGGCGGCGGAAGCCATACAAGTCGTCGCGCGGGAACGGCTGCGACTGGGTCCACGGGCCGACCATCGTGGGTCAGTTCGCGAATGCAGCCGTGGTCGCGGAGTATCTCAACGACGCGTACGCCGCCGGTGTCGCGTCCGAACGCGCCCGCGTGCGGGCGAAGGCGAAGAAGGCGGGGCGCTGATGGCCGACGCCGCCCAACTTCTGGTCCTAGCGCACGCGTGCGAGTCGTCGATGACGACCTCACGCGCGATCGCGAAGCTCGCGCACAAGAAGTGCGTGGAGGAAGCACGCCGCGGCGACGTCGTGCTGATGGACGCGCTCCGCGAGATCGCAACCGCCGCGGAGCACTGCGAAGCGGTCTGGACGAACGTGCACAACAAGCTGGTGCTGATCGCGAAGGAACAGGGGGTAAGCGGATGGGGCGAACGATGAAGCGTGTGCCGATGGACTTCGACTGGCCGATTGGCAAGGTGTGGGGCGGATACCTCAACCCCTACAGCCATCAGGCGATCGACTGTCCCACATGCGGCGGTAGCGGTCGTTCGGCGGATGCCAACCGGTTCCACGACGAGTGGTATGGGAAGGTGCCGTTCGATCCGGTCGCGTACGGCGCGAAGCCGCTGACGGTCGATCATCCCGAGATCAAGGCGTTCGCAACGCGGAACGTCGAGCGCTCTCCCGACTTCTATGGCTCCGGCGATGCGGCCGTGCTCCGCGAGCAACGCCGGCTGTTCGCGCACTGGCGGGGGCAGTGGTGCCATCACCTCATCCAAGCGGATGTTGACGCGCTCGTAGAAGCCGGCCGACTCAAAGACTTCACGCACCGTCCGCTCACGCCGGAGCAGGCGGAAGCGCTGCGCGCCACCGGCAACTACTGGATGGCGGAGCCGAACGGCTATCGACCGACCGCCGATGAAGTCAACACGTGGTCGCTGCACGGCCTGGCACACGACGCTATCAACGCACACGTCTGCATCGAGGCTCGCTGCAAGCGCGATGGTGTGCCGGACACGTGCACGCGTTGCGCGGGCGAGGGAACGCTGTGGCCGACGCCCGAGATCAAGCAGCTCGAGGAGGATTGGAAGGAAGTGCAGCCGCCGACCGGCGAAGGCTTCCAGCTGTGGGAGACGACATCGGAGGGTTCGCCCACGTCGCCGGTGTTCGCGACGATCGAGCAGCTGTGCGAGTGGTGCGCCGACAACGCGACCACGTTCGCCAGCTTCAAAGCGAGCGCGGAGGAGTGGCGTCGCATGCTCGACGCCGATTTCGTGGTGGTCAAGCAGGGAAACATGGTGTTCCTGTGAACGATCTGCTCTCGAAGGGCGGCCGGCGCTTCGCGATCGGCGCCGACCACTGGCCCGGCATCTCCAAGCTGATGGAGGAAGCCGGCGAGGTCATCCAGGTCTGCGGCAAGCTGCTCGGCACCTACGGCTCAACCGCGCACTGGGACGGCACCGACCTGAAGGTGCGGCTCGAGGAAGAGCTCGGGGACCTGCTCGCTGCGATCGACTTCGTACAGCTGAAGTGCGAGCTCGACATCGTGCGCATCGATCGGCAGCGCGTGCGCAAGCGCGAGCGGTTCCGGCAGTGGCACGAAGCGGGCGATCCGTTGCCCGGTGAAGGGGGCAGCCGTGGGTGAGACCGCCATCGAATGGACCGACACGGTCTGGAACCCGGTACGTGGTTGCGCGCGCGTCTCGCCCGGCTGCGAGTCTTGCTACGCCGAACGCCAGGCGCATCGCTTCTCGAACCCGGGCGGTCCGTACGAGGGGCTGACGGTGCTCGGCAAGCACGGACCGCGCTGGTCCGGCCGCGCGCGGTTCGTTCCCGAGACGCTCGACGCGCCGCTGCGATGGCGGAAGCCGCGCCGCATCTTCGTCAACAGCATGTCGGACCTGTTTCACCACGACATCACCAACGAGCAGATCGCCGCGGTGTTCGGTGTGATGGCTGCGTGCCCGCAGCACACGTTCCAGGTGTTGACCAAGCGCGCGGAGCGCCTGCCGGAGTGGTTCCGGTGGGTCGACGAAGTCCCGAACGCCGGCGCCGATCCAGAGAAGCCGGCTTGGCGATGGCTGCGATGCGTGCACCAGGCGCAAGAACTCGGCGCGCGGCCCAAGCGGCTGTCCGGCCACATGCACTGGCCGCTGAACAACGTCTGGCTCGGAGTCAGCGCCGAGAACCAGGAGTGGTTCGACAAGCGCGTGCCGTACCTGCTGCGCACGCCGGCGGCGGTTCGCTTCGTAAGCGCCGAGCCGTTGCTCGGTCCGATCGACATGCGCTGGAAGTCGCTCGGCCAGGGGAGCGACTGCCCGGAACACGGACGCATGGTTCGCGTCGACGAGGACGGTTGCTGCGTCACCTGCGGGCGCGATGCGACGTGGTACGGGCTCGACTGGATCATCGCTGGTGGTGAATCGGGCCCGGGAGCGCGGTACTGCAACGTCGCCTGGATCCGCGCCATCGCTCAGCAGTGCGAGGCTGCCAAGGTCCCCGTGTTCGTCAAGCAGCTCGGCGCGCGGGTGATCGAGAACCGCGGTCGCTTCGAGGAGCACGTCGGCGGAAGCACCCGCCCCTATGTCGACGGTGCGCGCATTACCGAAGACGGGACGGTGGAGCGCATGTGGTGGCCGACCGACCGCAAGGGCGGCGATCCCAGCGAATGGCCTGAAGAACTGCGCGTGCGGCAGTTCCCGAGGGGCGCATGAAGCCGAAGTGGGAACGATTCCGAGGTGGCAAGCATGCGGTGTCCGCTGTGACGGTAGGGCCGTTCCGGCTGATCGCGCGCAGCAGCAGCTACACGCTGGTTAGCAGTTCCTTCCAGCAACCCATAATCGACATCCCCGCGCCCAACGAGAAGGACGCGCGGAAGTTTGCGATCGCGGATGCGCGCGCGCGGATCGCCAAGTGGAGGCCGACGCGCTACGGCAACCCGTTCGTCGTCAGACGCTCTTCGGCTGCACCCGGCACCTGGGAAGTCTGGCGCGGTGCTTCGCTCATCGATCGCGACTTCGAAGACCGATGCGCAGCGGCAAGCAACGCCGTCAAGCGTTACCGCCGCCTGCTTAGTCAGGACGGCGTTCGGCGCCGAGCCGCGCGCGATCTGCGCGGCTTCAATCTCGCGTGTTGGTGCAAAGCCGGCGAGCCCTGCCACGCGGATGTCTTGCTGGAGTTCGCCAACGCTGACGAGAGCGGAGCGTAGCCATGGGCATCTCGATGAAGATCGGTACCAACCCCGAAGGAGGCGACGCTCCCGCGATCGAGCTCGACGGAAACGCGCTCGTTCCGGAGCGCGCTAGCAAGCGGCGACGCAAGGCGAAGACCGGATGCACGCACCTGCTGAAGCCGGGTCCCATCGACGACCTGCGCATGCGCTGCGGGCTGCCGATGAAGGGCGCTCCGAAGGGGCACTACATCGGCGCTGAGGGCATCCTCGATCAGGTCGACTGCGTCGGCTGCTTGCGCGCGCTGGTCTACTCGATGCGCCGCAAGGCGTATGGAGATCAGCCCGGCATCTCCGAGCCAGCGTGGGAGTGGCTGTGCGGCGGCGACTGCGGGATCTCCTCGGTCACCATCTGGCACGTGATGACCGGCTATCCCCACATGCCGGGCGACTGGGGACCGCCGAGCTACCCGCGCGACCCGGACGACTTCGGACGCTGCCACCGGCTGCTCGAGAAGTTCCCGGAGTGGCGCGCGCGGCTCGGAGAGGTCGCGGCGAGGTACCCCGCATGGCAGGGCCTCGTCGCGGAGTGGGACGCGCTGACCGCGCTGTACCTCGAGGAGTTTCCGACTGGAGAGGCGCCGAAGCTGTACGCGCGCATGAAGGAGCTTACGGACCGATGAGCAACTACATCCAACTTTCCGATCAAGCGCCACGCCGCCTTCCGCTCGACTTCGCCACCAGCGTCACGCTGGTGGCCGGCAAGCGCGGGTCGGGCAAGACCAACACCGCGAAGCGCATCGTCGAGCAAGTGATCCGCGCCGGCATCCCGGTCGCAATCCTGGACCCTGCCGACGCGTGGTGGGGGCTCCGCGCTGGGCGCGATGGCAGAGCAGAGGGTGGCCTTCCCGTCCACGTGTTCGGCGGACGCCACGGCGATCTACCGCTCGAACCCAGCGCTGGCGCGATGATGGCGGACCTCGTGATCGAGCAACGCGTGTCGATCGTGATGGTGATCCGCAACTTCAGCGGCTCCGAGCGCGCCCGGTTCGTGACCGCGTTCGCCGATCGGATGGTCGAGCGAAACACCGAACCCGTGCTCGTGGGCGCCGAAGAGGCGCACGAGACGATGCCGCAAGGCAAGACCATGGGACAGGAGTCGGTGTCGCTCGGCGCGATGCTGCGCATGATCACGCTCGGGCGGAGCTCCGGGATCGGCGTGCTGCAGGTAACGCAACGCCTCGCCCGCCTGAACAAGACCGCGACCACGCAATCGGACGTGCTGTTCGCTCACCGCACTACCGGCCCGCAGGACGCGAGCGCCCTCGAGGAGTGGATCAAGTACCACCACGCCGGCTCTCACCGCGCGGAGTTCATGGAGCGGTTGCCGCAGCTGAAGACTGGCGAGGCGTGGCTCTGGGCTCCGGATTTCCCAGAAGACCAACCTATCGGCTTGGCGCGGATCGCGGTGCTCGAGTGCGAGACGTTCAACTCGCACGCAACGCCGAAGGTAGGGCAGCGCTTGCGTCAGCCGAAGGCCCTCGCTCCCGTGGACATGGAGCGGCTGCGCGAGAAGATGGCCGCGGCGATCGAACGCGCGAAGGCCGACGACCCGAAGGCGCTGCGTGCCGAGCTCGCCCTCGCGCGCAAGCGGATCGCCGAGCTCGAGAAGGCGCCTGCCAAGGTCGAGACCAAGACGAAGGAAGTGCCGGCGCTGAGCGCAAAAGACCGCACGGTGATCGAACGGTCCGCTTCCATGCTCGAGAACGCGCGCGACGAGATCAAGGTGCTGCTTGGCGACATGGGCTCCGAGATCGCGCGCGCAACGGGGCTCGTCGACTCGCTGCGCGCGACGCTCGGCGTGCCGAGAGTCAGCGTCGGCGATCCTCATTTCACGCTGCCGACGCTCCCGGCGACGCCGCGGCCGGCCTACTTTCTGAACGAGCAGCACACCACGCACATCAGCAAGAGCCAGGCGCGCGCGGAGCGGGCAGCAGCGCGTGTTGCCGCCGGTCCGGGCGACGCCGAGGTCGGCAATGGCGGGCTTCGGCGAATCCTGGTCGCGCTCGCTCAGCGCCCGCACGGGCTCACCAACAGCCAGATCGGGGTGCGTGCGCAGCTGGCGCAGTCGGGCAGCTTCCGCACCTACGTGAGCAAGGCGCGCGTCAACGGCTGGATCGCCGAGAACGGCGCCGTCAAGACGATCACGGATGCAGGACTCGCGGCGCTCGGAGGCTACGAGCCGCTGCCGACCGGCGATAGCCTGGTCGCGTACTGGCTCAACGAGCTCGGCGGCGGCGCAGCGAGGCTCCTCACCGCGTTCGTTGAAGCCAAAGGCGCGACGCTGACCAACGAAGAAGCAGCTACCGCCGCCGAGCTCGAGTTTCAGAGCGGCAGCTTCCGAACCTACATGAGCAAGCTGCGGACCCTTCAGCTGATCGAACGCGACGGCAAAGGGCATCGCGCCAGCGCGGAGCTGTTCGACTGATGCCCGACGAATACAAAACGACGTTCGAGCGCTTCGCGGATGTCTTCATCGCGCGCGGCGTCATGCCGGACCCGAAGATACCGGCGGGCGATGGCTGGGTGCTCGTGTCGAGCGCAGCGAATGCCGATCGGCTCTTCTGGTTCTGGCACCGCGTGCGCACTGCCAGGCCCTGTAAGTGCGGCGCGCTCGCTCGCAAGGATGGGAAGTGCACCGGATGTGGGGAGCCTGTCGATGGCTGAGATGATGATCGCAAAGCGCCGAACGGCCGAGGTGCTCGAGTTCCGCGATGGCCGTGGTGACCACGCGGTCTTCACGATCGATGAGCAGCCCGAGCGGCACTACTTCGCGCTGAGCATCGAAAGCAGCTTCGGAGGGTACTCATATGCATGGAGCTCCCCAGGAGCGAGCTTCCGCGAGTTCCTCTGCCGCATCAGCTTCGACTACCTGATCGGAAAGATGGTTGGACACGATGAGGTGTTCGACGGCGAGGAGACAACGCGCGAGGTGAAGAAGGCGATCATCGCTCTGCGCAAGGATGGGTGCAGCGCCGACGAAGCTAGAGACGCATGGCCCGAGTCCGACTTCGATACCGAGAGCGACTTCGAACGCTGGTGCGCCGACACCGAGCTTTTCCGTGGACGCGAGCCATGGTTTCTTCAGCGTTCGTGCCCCGGCCGGCGCTCGCGCGAGTTCACGGCGCTGTACGAGCGGTTCTGGCCCGCTCTGCGGGAGGCGATCGAGCCAAAGAAAGCGGCGGCGGCCAATGGCTAAGCTCCGCCAGACCTTCAAGCCGGGTGACCGCGTCGAGGTCCGCATCGGCCGCAACGGTGGCCTGCGTTCGTGGATGCCTGGCGTCGTCGCTCAAGCGTATTCGAGTAGCACCACGATCGACGTCACCGTTGGCTATCTCACCAAGCCCTTTGAGCTGAGGGACGTTCGGTTCGCGCGCGGCAACGCACCGAAGACCAGCGCGCGCGGGCCGCGATCGACGGCGCCGAAGCTGCGGCCGCGCGGACCGAAGGCCGACCGCGGGCCGATCCGCTCCGAGGAGTACAAGGCGTTCGTTCGCACCAAGCCGTGCATGTTCTGCCGGGAGAAGCCTCCAAGCGACCCTCATCACGTCGGACGACGCGGCACGGGTCAGAAGACGGATGACCTGCGGTGCGTTCCCGCGTGCGTGAGCAACCCAGCGACCGGGCGCGAAGGCTGTCACGACCTCTACCACCGCGGAGATTGGTCGGCACTACTGCGACGGGGCACCACGTGGAGCGCGGGCCCAAGCAGCCCAACCAGTCAAGAGCAGGCGCTCGCTCTCATCCACGCAACACAGGTCGACCTGTTGGTCGAGTACATGAGGAGCAAGGCGGCATGAAGGACAGCAAGGCCATGGCGAAGATCAAAGCCGCACGCGAAGAGGGCTATGCGGCGGGTACCAACGAGTTGACCGTCGTGCTGCTCGACGAATTACGCGGAGCGCAGCATCCACGCCTTGCCAACGAATCGGCGCGCTGTGTGGTCGAACACATCCGCGAGTTCATCAAGCCAAAGACCATCATCCCGGTACCGATGCTGCTCTGGTGTCCCGAGTGCATGGAGCGGCACATCGACCGAGGCGAGTTCGTTGGCAAGCCTCACCACACGCACGCCTGCCAGCATTGCGGGCATTGCTGGCGTCCCGCGGTCGTGCCGACCGTCGGCGTGCAGTTCCTTCCCGGCTTCAAGGACGCCACGTGACCGCTCGACTCGACATCATGGTCAGGCTGCGGTCGGGCGCCGAACTCCCGATGCGCTCGGGCGGGTCGTGGAAGGTCACCGCCACGTTCTCGCTCGACACCGGAGCGAAGAAGCTCGTTCGCTGCGTCCGCGTGCGCCATGGAGTTGGGCCGTCCTACTACTTCACGAAGGAGCGCTTCGACGCGCTCTTCGAGCCGAACCAAGAACGATGACGGCACCCAACCGCCAGATGCTCGCCGAGCTACAGGCCGAGCTGGACAGCAACGCCGCCGTCTACAACCGCGCGGCCAAGATGCTGCGCCGCGGTGCCGAGATGGTGCCGTACGACGCGGGCGAGCCGTTGCGGGAACTGGCCGCCATCTACGAGCACTTCATCGCGATGCAGGCGAACTGGAGGAACAAGTGGCTGCCGTGAAAGCCGGGACCCCACAACCCACGCCGCCGCTGACAGCGGAGCAGCTGCGCCAGTGGCGCGACAGCTGCGACAACAACGCGCCCGAGGATACGCCCGGCATCGACGTGCGTGGGCTGCGTGCGTTGCTCAACGAGCACGCCGCCCAACAGGCGCGCATCGCGGAGTTGGAAGCCGAGATGGGACACGCGGCTTACGTTCTTGCCGACGCGAAGCTCAACCCGCCTGGCCGTATCGCGGAGCTCGAGCGTGCGCTCGGCAACGTCCGCATGCTCGTCGCGTCGCGGAAGCTCAGGTTCGATCGCGAGATGGCCGAACACCTGCTGCGCTTCTGCGCGGAGGTCGGGATTGTCGGCAGCGTCCTGCGCGACAACGCCGCCCGCGACAACGCCGAGAAGGAGCCAAGTCGTGGATAAGACTGACCTGCGAAAGTGGTTCAGCGACCATCCAGTCGACGACGCGCTCTACTTCAAAGAGGCGCGCACAGAACAAGCGCAGTTTGCACGCGCGCTGGCTGGGCTCCTGCGTACGGCGCCGACCGTCATCTCGACACACGTGTCGAAGTCGGTGCTCCTGCCGGTCTACCACATCGAACGCGATGACCTCGGACTGGCGCTCGTGCTCCGCGGCAACTTCTACAACTGGAAGTTATCCGTCATCAGCGAGCGACCGATCGAAGCCAACTTCGACGGTCTGTTCAAGACGACGCCGCCGGTCGAGCCCGACTACACCGGTGATGCCCTGCACCCCGTGTACTTCGAGGGCTTCCCGCGCGAGCTGATATTCTCGTACTACGAGCCGAGCGATAAGCGCCGATGGTCAGCTGAGATCTGGGACCGCTACGCGCTGTGGTGCGCCGTGTACTTGGTGGCGAAAGCCGCGGGCGGCATCGCTCCGCTGAAATGGCACACGCGGGAGAGCCACGCTCTCGAGCTCGCCGAGGAACGCAAGCGTTGGGAAGCCGAGCGCGCAGTCGAGAAGGAGCCGGGCGATCATGGGTAGGCCGACAGAGGAACAGCTCGCATGGATTCGCGATTTCGCCGTCGAGTACGCGACCGACGCGTTCGGTCCGTGCCGTGAGGAGAAACTGGCGCGCGTGCTGCTGCACCTGCTGCGCGAGCGCGAGTTGCTGCGCGAATACTACGACGCGCAAACGTCCGACAACCCGCGACGGCATTGGGGCGAGGTCGAGCACGACATCCGCGCCTTCGACCGCGGCGACGAAAGCATGCCGGCGCACGCAGATGCGCACAGCGTTGGAGGTCAGAAGGGATGACCAAGCCTGCCATCATGGCGCCCACGCCACCACCGGAGCCCAAGCTCATCACCATTGCGCGCGCCGCCGTTGAGTGCGACCTCAGCAGGCGCACCGTGGAACGGCTGATCGCGGACGAGTGGCGTCCGTTCGTGATCAGAATCCGACGCCGCGTTTTCCTCGATCGGAATGCGTTGAACGACTGGCTCGAGCAGCAGAAGCACAAGGGAGCGGTGGCATGTATTGGCTCGTCAAACCGAGAAGGAAACATCCGTACTGGAACGTCCGCATCCAGCTCCCGGGCCAGAAGCGAAAGGAGTACTCCACCAAGTGCAAGCTCAAGCGCGACGCCCGCCCCGTCGCAGAGCGGCTCCACAGTGAAGCTGCGTCTGGCCTCCGTCGCGAAAAGCTACTCGACGCGCTCGGAGCGCTGATCGGACTGCGGCTGCGCCAGAAGCGCGCCGCCGCCACCATCGAGAAGCTGACCGAGAAGAGCGAGCAGCTGATCAAGTTCTTCGGCGAGGACAAGGACGTGCTCACGATGACCGTCGACGACGCCACCGACTACGTGGTGCACCGGCGCGCACAAGGTGTCTCGGACTCCACGATCGCGATGGAATGGACCGTCATGACCAGCGCGATGAAGCGCCTACGCAAGCGCGAGTTGCTGCCCTACGAGCCCAACTCCCGCTGGCCGGACGAGCTCGAGCACGGCGCCGGCGTGCGCGATCGCTGGTTGCCGTGGCAGGAGTACCTGCGCGTGCTCGCCGCAATCGCGACCGAGTTCCGAGACCACTTCGTCATCTACTGCGCGATGGGCCTGCGCTGGTCCGAGCTCTACACCCTACAGGCGAAGGACGTGATCCGCGTCGGCGACGGGCTCGAAGTGCGCGTGCGCGGCACCAAGACGGCGGGGGCAGCGCGTACCGTTCCGGCCACTCCAGACGCCGCGGAGGTGCTGCTACGGCGCGCCGACGAGCACAAGACGGGGCCCATGTTCCCGATGACGCACGGCAAAGTCGAAGCGCAGGAGACCGCATGGGCGCGCGCGCTCAAAGAAGCGTGCCGCACTGCCGGCGTCGAGCACGCCTCCACCAACGACCTGCGACGCACCTTCGCCTCGCGCGCGTTCCAGGCTGACGTGGCAGAGGCCCTCCTGATCAAGTGGATGGGGCACACATCCAGCGCGATGGTGCGCCGGGTGTATGCCCAGGCGAGCTCCGACCAGCACCAGCGCGAGGTCGAGAAGTTGCCGAGCCGCAGCAAGCGCAAGCCGGCGCCGAAGCGCGAGGCCGAGGAGGGTTGATATCGAGCTGCGGAAAATCGACGTGCGAGACAATAAATAGTTGACGATATCAGTTGACGGCTACGTTCAGCGGAGTTAGGTTCTTCTCATGGACAACGCAAACAAGACGCGCACGGTCGACATGGGCAACAGCGAGTCGGTCACGCTCGGTGTCGTCAAGCAGACTGACGGCACGTATCTCGCGCTGACCTACTCGCGCTCGAAGTCGTTCAAGCGCGAGCGCAACGCTTGGGCCTGGTACCGCGCGGCCATGGGTTTCGGCGCGTGAAGACCGCCAGCGACAAGGCGCGCGCCCTCGCGGCCAAGCACCCCACGTGGTCGCTGGCGCGCATCGGCGAGGCCTGCGGCCTGACCAAGCAGGGCGTCGGGAACGCGCTGCGGCAGACGGGCAAGCGCGGGCGTCCGAAGGGCATCGCCGGTAAGCGCCGAAAGGCGGCGAAGTGATGCCAGCTCGGCCACGCGGCGACGGCTCGGCTGCGTTTCGGATCGCCAAGGCGCGCCACGACCTGATCGAGGCTCTGCACGCCGTCGAAGAGCACCGCTTCGCGCACGCCGCCGTCTGGGCGCTGATGGGAGTCATTCACCTGCGCTACGTCGCCCATGAAGGCGAGTTTGAAGGCATCGTTCGGCGCATCGGCGACGAGCGCGCAGCTGCCAAGTACCGCCACCCAGAGCGCCACCTCGCAGAGTCAGAAAGGGTCGGATCATGACGGTTGATGGCGGATCGAACCTGAATGGTTTCGCTGGTCGCGGCCTGAACAAGCGTCGATCAAACGCCCTTTCACGGCGTCGACACGGGTTCAAATCCCGTTGGGGTCGCCAGTACTTAGCTCACTTCGCTGAGACTTGCGCCACCCGCGGCGCCACCTGCGCGCTGAAGTCTCAGGCGCTGCGAGCGCGGGCATGAGCGCGCTCGTTTGCCAGCGCTGGCGCGACCGCCGCGCAAGCTACCGCCCCGCCGGCGAGCCGATCCGGACCGCGGACTACGACGTCGCGCCCATCGGTTCGGACCGCGTCGCGCGCGCCTTCGTCGAGCGGCATCATTACTCGGCTTCGTTCCCGGCGGCGCGCGCGCGCTTCGGCCTGTACCGCCGCGGCGAGCTCGTCGGCGTCTCGGTGCTCTCGCAGCCGGCGAGCCAAGCGGCGCTCGACGCCGCGCTGCCCTTCGGCGGCGAAGGCCGCGCCGAGCTCGGGCGGCTCGTCCTGCTCGACGACGTCCCCGCGAACGGCGAGTCGTTCTTCCAAGCCCGCTGCTTCGAGCTCGCGCGCCGCGAGGGCTTCACCGCCATCGTCTCTCACTCCGATCCCTGGCCGCGTACGAACGCCGCCGGCGAGCGGGTGTTCGTCGGGCACCTCGGCACCATCTATCAGGCGCTCAACGCGACGTACCGCGGGCTGACGCCGCGCCGGACGATCAAGCTCCTGCCTGACGGCTCGGTGCTGAGCCCGCGCGCGCTGTCCAAGCTCCGGCTGCGCGACCGAGGCTGGCGCTACGTCGTCGAGCTGCTGCTCGAGCACGGCGCGCCCGCGCCCGCTGGTGACTGGCGCGCGTGGTGCGCGCGCGCGGTCGGCGCGGTCACGCGCACGTACAGGCATCCCGGCAACCACCGATACCTGTTCGCGATCGATCGACGCCTGCGGCGGCACCTGCCCGAGTCGCTCCCGTATCCGAAGCACGCGATCGGCGGTGCATCGTGAGCCCGAGCGAAACGTTCCTCGGCGAACGCATCACGTGCGCGATCTTCCTGCCTCGTCATCCCGTCCAGGTCTGGACCGAGCATGCGATGTGGGACATCGAGTGGAGCCGGCGATGTCGAGCGCTGCTCGCGCGCAAAGCCGGCGGCGCCGGTCCGTACGCGAATGACTTCGGCCGCAGAAGCAGCGCCACGATTTGGATCGCGCCGGGCGTCGACGTGCGCGCGGCCGATGGCTCTGGACGCAGGGCGCTGAACGGCTCCGAGCTGGTGCGACTCGGCCTTCGCCCGATCGCGAACCTGCGGACGTTCGAAGCGATCGAGGCCGCGGATCTCGCGTGGTGCGAGTTCTGCCGCGATTGGGTCTCGGACATCGGTTCGCAAGACGGCGATTGGCTGTGCTCGCATCTCGGGTTCTGCCCTGCCGGTGAATGCGGGCTCGCGTATCGCTCGGTTCCGAAGGGCCGCCGCCTGTCGCGCGACAGAAGCCGCGATCGGTGCCGGCACGATGACGAAGGCGGCGCGCTGTGATGGCCATGGCACGAGCCCTTGGCTGCGTCGTCGGTGCCTTCGGCGTCGCTGCTGTCGCGATGTCGCTGAGACGCGCTCTCACGGGTGAGCAAGAGCGGTGCCTCGGCGCATTGATGATCGTGCTGGCGGCGGTGATCGCCGCGCTCAGCATCCTGTTCGGCGCCTGCCACGGCGGGTACGAACAGCGCGCGCCCGACTCCGCTCGCGAGCAAGAAGTCGTGGTCAACGCCGCGATCCGTGCGTGGGAAGCGCGGTTCGGCTCCACGATCGAGTGCCACCGAGAACACCTGACGCTCGGCTGGGCTTCTGCCGACGACCGCGCGTTCGATGCGCTGTGCGTCGGTGAGCAGGGCTGGGACGGCTGCACCATCGTTCGACAGGACGGCAGCTCCACGATCGTGCTGCGCGACGCGCTCTTTGAGCAGTCGTACCTCGATTGGCTGCGCGCGCACGAGGTCACGCACTTCCTTGAGCACTGCTCGGGGCGCGTGGCGAGCGGGGATCCGGACCACGCCGATGACGCGGTCTGGGACGAGCAGGTCGACGAAACGTTGGAGGCGCTGCCATGACCGACGGCTACGCAGCAATCGGGCTCTATCACCCCAAAAACGTCTTCAACGTAGGCAGCGTGCTCCGCGCCGCGGGTTGTTTCGGCGCCGCGCTCGTCGCTGTGCAGGGCCAGCGCTACAAGCGCGCGTCCACCGATACGATGAAAGCGTATCGGCACATCCCGCTCGTTCAGGTCGACGACCTTGCGAGTGTGATCCCGTTCGACTGCGTTCCGGTGATCGTCGAACGCGTCGAGCGCTCGGTTCCACTTCCGCTGTTCGTCCACCCAGAGCGCGCGTTCTACGTGTTTGGTCCAGAAGACGGCTCGCTGCCTGAGCGGCTGCTTCGCGCGCGCAACGTCGTCTCGATCCCGAGCGGCTCTCTCAACCTCGCAGCTGCGGTGAACGTTGTTCTCTACGACCGCGCAGCGAAGGCAGCGCGCGAGGTCGTTCGCGGCGAAGCCATTGCGGAGCTCAGCCAGTGATGCGCGCTCCTTCGGTACGTGCCTCGTACGCCTTACCGGGCGAGCTGACGTTCGACTTCTTCGCTGGCGGCGGCGGCGCATCGACCGGCATCGAGAGTGCACTCGAGCGCCCGGTCGACATCGCGATCAATCACGACCCGGTGGCGATCGCGATGCACAAGGCCAACCACCCGGAGACCAAGCACTTCTGCGAGAACGTCTGGGAGGTCGACCCGCTCGAAGCGACGGGCGGACGCCCGGTCGGGCTCGCGTGGTTTTCGCCGGACTGCACGCACTTCAGCCGCGCCAAGGGAACGACGCCGCGCAAGAAAGAGATCCGCGGCCTCGCGTGGGTCGTGGTGCGCTGGGCGAAGACGGTCCGGCCACGCGTGCTGATCGTCGAGAACGTCGAGGAGTTCGCGACGTGGGGGCCGCTCGACGAGAACGGGCATCCGCAGCGCGAGCGTGCCGGCGAGACGTTCCGCGAATGGATCGCAGCTCTGACCGACCTCGGATACCAGGTCGAGCAGCGCACGCTCGTCGCCGCCGACTACGGCGCGCCGACCACACGGCGCCGGCTGTTCCTCGTCGCGCGCTGCGATGGGCAGCCGATCGTCTGGCCCGACGCGACGCACGGCAAGGGCCGCGCGCAGCCGTGGCGCGCCGCCGCGGAGGTGATCGACTGGTCGCTTCCGTGTCCCTCAATCTTCGACCGCAAGCGTCCACTGGCTGAAGCGACGCTGCGCCGGATCGCGAAGGGGATCGAGCGGTACGTGCTCGGCTCCGCATCGCCGTTCATCGTGCCGCTCACGCACCAGGGCGACAGCCGCGTGCACGGCATCGACGAGCCGGTGCGCACGGTTACCGGGGCCCACCGCGGCGAGCTCGCGCTGATCGAGCCCTTCGTGGTGCGCCACGGCCACTACTCGACGCTGACCGGTGCAGGGCTGCGCGAGGGCTGCGGGGCCGGCACGTTCCGAGGGCAGCCGCTGTCAACGCCGCTCGCAACGGTCTGCGCGACGAACGACAAGCACCTGGTCTGCCCGATCATCACCAAGCACTACGGCGATCCCGATCGGGCGAGCGGCGGCGGAGCGGTGGTCGGGCATCGAGTCGACCGCGCGCTCGGCACGGTGACCGCGCGCGATCACCATGCGCTGACCGCGGCGTTCCTGACCAAGCTCTACGGGACCTCGCATTCGGCCAGCGTTCAGCTGCCGCTTCCGACCGTCACCGCCGGCGGTGGCAAAGGCGGCGGCCACCTCGCCGAGGTCCGCGCGTTCCTGGTCAAGTACTACGGCGCCGAGGGCCGCGACTCCGCACAGCAGGTTCTCGAACCGCTCCACACCGTTACGAGCAAGGCGCGCTTCGGCCTCGTGATGGTCGCGGGCGAGCCATACCAAATCGTCGACATCGGGATGCGCATGCTGCAGCCGCACGAGCTGTTTGCGGCACAGGGTTTCCCCGCTGACTACGACATCACCACCGGACCGAACGGGAAGCCGCTCACGAAGACTGAGCAGATCGCGCTGTGCGGCAACTCGGTCTGCCCTCCCCAGTCGGCGGCAATCGTCGCAGCGAACACGGCTCGACCGGAGGCAGTCGCGTCATGAAGCCACGCCTGCAGCTGCTGACCGGCCACTGCGTCGACGAGCTCAACAAGCTCGAACCGCAGTCGGTGCAGTGCATCGTGACGTCGCCGCCGTACCTGTGGCTGCGCGACTACGGCACCGAGCCGGTCGCGTGGCCCGAGATCCACTACACGCCGATGATCGGCATGCCGCCGGTCGTGGCGCCGGCGCAGGTGGCGTCGCTCGGGCTCGAGCAGGACATCGCCTCGTACGTCGCGCACATCGTGCACGTGTTCCGCGCAGCTCACCGGGTGCTGCGACGCGACGGGCTTTGCTGGATCAACATCGGCGACAGCTACGCGAGCGGCGGCCGCAGCGGCGGCGGCTCGTTCATGGAGGAGCGCGGCGACGCGAGCTGGAAAGGTGCGAGCGCGGTCAACGGCTGGCGCAAGCCTCCACCGGGCTTCGGTCGCAAGGACATGCTCGGCATGCCGTGGCGCGTCGCGTACGCGCTCCAGGCCGATGGCTGGAGGCTTCGGAGCGACGTCATCTGGCAGAAGCCGAACTGCATGCCGCAGTCGGCCGAGGACAGGCCGACCAGTAGCCACGAGTACCTGTTCCTGTTCTCGCGCAGCGACGAATACTTCTACGACGGGGACGCCATCCGAGAGCCGGTCACCGGCGGTTCACATACGCGCGGCGGCGGCGTGGGCGGCAAGGCGGTTCCGCCTGGCCGCGGGGCGCAAGGACGCATTCGGCAGAACCAGAGCTTCGGTCGAGCCGTGCGCGAGCTCGTCACCAGCCGCAACAAGCGCACGGTATGGTCGATACCGACCGAGGCGTTCAAGGGGAAGCACTTCGCTACGTTCCCGCGCGCGCTGGCTCGCCCCTGCATCCTCGCGAGTACTTCGGCCGAGGGCTGCTGCTACGCCTGCGGCGCGCCGCGCCGGCGCCAGGTGGTGATCGAAGGCCCGTCGTTCAACGAGCTCACGAAGGGGCGCGCGGCTTCGAACTACGCGGCCGCGTGGGACGGCAACCCGCACTCGTTCGCGGTGCGTGGAAGCCACGGGCACATCGCGCGCGTGCGCAAGACCGTCGGCTGGGAACCGACCTGCAAGTGCGACGAGAAGCGCACGAGGCCCTGCGCTGTGCTCGACATGTTCGGCGGCAGCGGGACCGTGGGCGTGGTCGCGATCGCCGCCGGGCGCAGCTGCACGCTGATCGACCTCAGCCACGAGTACTCGCAGCAAGCGATCCGCAGGCTCGCACGCGAAACCGTTGACGCGGGCTGGGCCGATGCCGCGAGCGCGGCCGAGGAGCCAAACGCCGCGGTGCAGCTCGGCTTGCTCGGGTACCAGCCGGACGCGGAGGCGCTGCCATGATCCGCATCGTCCGCGAGCTCAAGGCCGTCACCGGCGCGCGCACGTGGCAGGTCGAAGCTGCGTTCGTCGCCTTCGTGCTCGCCGGCGTCGCGTTCGCATCGCACAAGGGCGCGATCGAGTGGCTCGGCGTGTTGGTGGTGTTCTTCACATGGATGCACGCCTCGGTCGCTGACCGCATGGCGGAGCAGCACGCCGCGCAGGTTGGCGGCGTCGAATGCCACCGCTGGGCTGGTCGCTACTACTGGGCGAAAGAGCTGCTTTGGTTCTCGTACTTCGCGTGGATCGGCGCGTGGTCCGCGCTCGCCGGCTGCGTGCTGTTCCTGGTCTGGCCGCTGTGGCGAAAGGCGTGGCGCTCAGCCCCGAAGCGCGCTCGGCGGCATATCCGCGCTGCTGAGACTGGGGACCGCCGATGACCGCGCGTCCACACGGTCTCTTGCTCGTCTCCGGCCTCGGGCGCTGCGGCACCACGCTCCTGATGGAGATGCTCAAGCGTGGAGGCTTCCCGCTCTACCCAGGCGCCACCAAGGTCGGCCACGAGCACCCGGCGAACGAAGGCAAGGTGCGGATCCCCGACGGGGCGAACGGCGCGATCAAGTGGCTCGAGCCGCAGCGCTGGCCGGCGCCGCATTCGCGGGTCGTGCGTGGCTCGATCTTCCTGGTTCGCGACCACCGCGAGCAGGCGCGCAGCCAGATCAAGCTGCTGATGCACGGCGGGCACCCGGTCGTCAGCGCGAGCAACTTCCACGTGAAGCGGATGGCGGCGTCGCTACGCAGCGACGAGCCAGCTGCACGCAAGGCGCTCGCTGCACGCGGGCCGATGATCACCGTTCGCTTCGAGGACCTGGTCCAGTTCCCGAAGACCGCGCTCGCCGGCATTCAACGCTTCATCGGCTGGCCCATCGACATCGATGCGGCAGCGCGCGCCTTGCTGCCTCGACCCGCCGGAGCCGCATGCCTACCCGACATGCTCGAGTTTGAGCTGCTCGATCGCGAAGGCGGTGCGCGGTGATCGCGAAGATCGTCGACGTCGCAGGCCGCTTCTTCGCCCTCCGGAATGAAGCTCGAGCTGCAAGCATCCTGGCGATCGAGCCGCGGCGCGATGCGCGTGGGCGTGGCCACATGCCGTCGTTCCCGCTGCGCGAGTGGCTGGTGTGGGGCGGCTTTCAGCTCCTGCTGCTCGCCATCGCGTACGGATTCATTGGGCTGGTGTGGCTCGCATGTTGGGTGCTGTCATGAGCCGCCGCGGGCTCATCGTCTGCGTCACCGGCGGCCGCGACTATGCCGACCGCGCGCACCTGTTCGACACGCTCGACGCCATCCACCGCGGCACCGTCTACCAGCCGCCGCTCGCGGAAGGCATCCACGGCATCGCGACGATCGTGCATGGCGCGTGCGGCTGGGACGAGGGCGACCCGTCGACGTGGGAGCTGCTGCGACTCGAAGGCGCGGACGCGCTGGCAGACGAGTGGGCCGCGAGCCGCGGCGTCGAGCTGTGCCGCATGCCGGCCAACTGGACGAAGTACGGACGTCCCGCCGGACCACGCCGCAACACCGCAATGGCCGCGAAGCTCGTGCATCTCGGACATCACCGCGCGCTGGTCGTGGCGGCGCCCGGCAACCGCGGCACGGCCAATATGGTCGCGCAGGCGCGGGGCAAGCAGCTGCAGGTGCGCGCGTGCTGCTCGGCACATCCACTGGCGGTGACGCGGTGACGCGGAAGCACCCGCATGCTGGTCTCACCGGCTACAAGCGCGACTTCGTGAAGCTCGTGCACGACCTGGTGCGCGAAGGCGGTCGGAACCACCGCGAGGTGTTCTCCGATTTCGTCGAGCTCGCATTCTGCACGTTCGCGAAGATCACGCGGATCGGAGAGCGCGCCGACGAGATGGAAGCGCGGTACATGCGCACCGCCTCCGCGCGCAGCCATGCGTACGTCGCGCGCATGCCCGAGCTGATGGGCATGATGACGCTCGCGCTGCGCGAGCAGCCGTGCGACTTCCTCGGCTCGATCGCCGGCGAGCTCGACGTCCTCTCGGAAGGCATGGGGCAGTTCTTCACGCCGTTCGAGCTGTCGCTGACGATGGCCGACCTCACCTTCGACGAAGGCGCCGAGCAGCTCATCAAGGAGCGTGGGTTCCTGACCGTCGGCGAACCGGCATGCGGCTCGGGCGGGATGGTGCTCGCGCTCGCCGAGGTCCTCGCGCGCAGGGGCTTCGACCCGTGCACCAGCATGTTCGTGCAGGCCACGGACCTGTCGGTCACCGCGTTCCAGATGGCCTACGTTCAGCTGTCGGTGCGAGGACTCGCAGCGGACGTCATCCACGGCAACACGCTCACGCTCGAGCAGTTCGGTGGGGAGATCACTCCGGGGAAGCTCGCTTTCATGGTGCACCACGGCGAGCGCTGGAAGGTGTATGCCGCACGCGGGTCGTTCAAGCCGATGCTCGAGCCGAACGACCGGGCGATCCCCCCGCACCCGGCACCGGGCGATCCAGCGCCGCGCGCGCCGCGGCGGGCTGAGCAGACAGCGCTCGCATTCGACGATTCTGCGTGGGCCCAGCCCGCGCGAGAAGGGAGCGGTGCGCGATGATTCTTGTACGGGTCGAGCACGTCGACGCGAAGACCGGAGAAGCTCGTGAGATCGCGCGGGGCGTAATCAGCCAAGGGCCTCGTCTGTACGACGAGCAGTACTCCGCTCGTTTCGAGGAGTTCGCCACTCTCGATGGTCGCTCATCCACGCGAGAGTCGCCGACCGTCGAGGTGAAGTGGAACAGCCGTGGCGGTCCAACCATTTGGGGCTTGGTCCTTCGAGCTCTGCTACGCGCCGTCCCGGGGTCGCGATGATGCTATTCCGCGACCCCGCACCGGCACAGCTGTTCGTGACCGACGTTCTGCGCTGCCTCAGCGCCCACCGCTTCGACGCCACGACCGAAGAGCGCCTGCAGCTCGGCATCGCTTCCGCGCTCTCGACCGCCGGCCTCGAGCTCGAACGCGAAGTGGTGCTCGCGCCGGGATCGCGGATCGACTTCCTCAGCGCGAACGGGATTGGCATCGAGGTGAAGATCGACGGCAGCGAGACCAGCGTGCTGCGGCAGCTGATGCGCTACGCCGAGAGCGATCGTGTGACTGCGCTCGTGCTCTTCACCACGCGTTCGAAGCACCTGAGCATGCCCGCCATGCTGCGCGGCAAGTTGCTGTCGGTCTACTTCCAAGGCGGGATCTGATGCGCACCTACGGCACAGCAGAGCTGAAGAACGGCTATTGGATCGTGGAGTGCGAGCCGCACGTGATGTTGAGGCTCAAACGCATGTTCGGTGGCGTTAGCAAGTCGTCGATGGGCGTGGTCAAGATGAAGGCCACCGACGAGATCAGCCGTGACCTGCTCTGGTTCACGCAGCGGTTCGCGCTGGAGGTAAAGCAGCCCGAAGAGCTCGATCGCAGAGCGCAACGGCATATCGCGAGCTGTGAGTCGTTCGAGCGCCTGATAAGTGGGCAGGCGCAGCCGCAGCACTTCGATCTCTCGGTTCCACCGCGCGATTACCAGCGGGTCGCGGCATCGCTGATGCTCGAAGCCCGCGGGCTACTGCTCGGGGATGAAGTTGGGGTCGGCAAGACCACCTCGGCAATCTGCGCGCTCACCGACCCGCGCACGCGCCCCGCCCTGGTTGTGACGCTCACACACCTGCCGACGCAGTGGGAACGCGAGATCAAGCGGTTCTGCCCGCGCCTACGCACGCACGTGATCAAGAAGGGAACGCCCTACGACGTGCGCGGAGGAGCTCGGAATCGCAAGCGCAGAGCGAACCAAGTCGACTTGCTTGAACCGGAGTTCCCCGATGTCCTGATCATCAACTATCACAAGCTCCGCACGTGGGCGGAGACGCTCGCTGGCGTCGTACGATCGATCACCTTCGACGAAGGGCAGGAACTGCGCCGGAGCGGATCCAAGGGCGAGCCGAGCGCGAAGTACGAAGCGGCGATGCACGTTGCCAAGCACTGCGACTTCCGTTGGGCCCTGACGGCGACTCCCATCTACAACTACGGGATCGAGTTCTACAACGTGCTCGCCGTGCTGCGTCCCGATGCGCTGGGCGAGCGCGCGGAGTTCATTCGAGAGTGGTGCGTTTCCGATGGAGACGCCGACAAGGCTGAGATCAAGGATCCGAAGGCATTCGGGACCTATCTCCGCGAGAGCGGGCTGATGCTGCGCCGCACGCGCAAGGACGTAGCGCGCGAGCTGCCGGCGATCACCCGAGGCGAGTACCACTGCGATACCGACGACAACGCCCTGGCCGAGGCTGAGGATGCCGCCGCCGAGCTCGCACGCATCATCCTGGCGAAGGACACGGCTTGGTCGGCGCGCGGCCAAGCAACCCGCGACCTGGACTGGCGGCTCCGGCAAGCGACCGGCGTGGCGAAGGCGGCGCACGTTGCTTCGTTCGTCAAGATGCTGGTCGAGAGCGGCGAGAAGGTCGTGCTCTACGGCTGGCACCGAGAGGTCTACGCGCTCTGGCTCGCGCAGCTGAGGGATCTGCACCCCGTGATGTTCACCGGCTCGGAATCGCCGACGCAGAAAGAGGCGGCGCGGGAGGCGTTCGTCAACGGTGACGCGAAGGTGCTGATCATGAGCCTGCGCGCCGGCGCGGGTCTCGATGGCTTGCAGTACGTCTGCCGCACGGTCGTATTCGGAGAATTGGACTGGTCTCCCGGCGTTCATCATCAGGCCGAGGGCCGCGTGTTCCGCGACGGCCAGGCGGATCCGGTCTCGGTCTACTACCTGGTGAGCGACTCGGGCAGCGACCCGTTCTTGTCCGAGACGCTCGGTCTGAAGCGAGGTCAGATCGAGAGCGTGATCGATCCGGACGCTGAGCTGGTGACACAGCTCTCGTCGAACGCAGCCGATGGAATCAGGCGCATCGCCGAGAAGTACCTCGAGAAGTCGCGCGGCGCGCAGCCGCTCGAAGCGGACAACGCTGCGACGCAACCAGCGGCACCGACAGCCGATGCGGGAGCATGAATATGATCGTCCACGAAGGACACGGGATGCTGCTCGAGGCCGACCGCGCGCCGATCGATCTCGTGTTCGTCCGCTGCTCCGACTGCGGCGGCTCTCACGCGTGGTGGATCGACCGCCGAACGGGCCGCCGACTTCAGCGCGTGCCCGTGGCGCAGGCATGATCAAATCGACCGAGCGAGCGTCAGAAGTCGGCCCGGTCGCGCGTCCTACCTGCATGACCACGAACGCATTCATGTGTGAGAAGCACGACGCGCACGGCATCGGTTCCGAAGGCTGCGCGCTCTGCGCTGTTGAGCGCGACCCCGTCGCAGCGCTTCGCGCGGAAGGCGCGGCCGCGGCCAAGCACGGGAACCTGCACGAAGCTGAGATCGACCGGCAGCGCTGGAAGAGCTTCACTCGGATCGCCAAGCTGATCGGCTTCTCGGGCGTCGTACCCGCGTCCTGGCGCGACGCTTGGACCGAGGGGTATCTCGAAGTGGTGCGCGCGCGGCATCGCAGGATGTACGGGCGCCCGAGCGCTTGACCGTGCTCAGGGGGCGAGCCCACGCTGCAGGATGCAATCGCGTCTGCTGCGCATTTCCTCCGTGAACGCTACAGCGCTGCGCGCGCACGCCGGCCTCGTCGACGGGACGCCCGATGCTGTCGAGTACTCGGCCCACGAACCGTACGCAGTGCTGACCACGCGCGACTACGAGGCAGCGTTGCGCTTCTGCATGAAGGCGGGTGGCATACTGCCGGATGTGCTCCAGGTCGAGCCGATCGACCACGCCGAGGCGTGCGCGCGCTGGGGTGTGACGAGCGGTCGGAGACTATGAGAATCGGGAACAGCCTACGGGTTGGAACCGGTGTAGGCTGCAACGCCATGGCACTCGCGACGCGCAGCGACAAACCAATCACCGTCGCCGAACTCGTCGCCGAACTGCAGCGCGCAATCGCGAGCGGCGAGCTGGCGCCTGACCTTCCGGTCGAGCTCGAGGGCTGCGACTGCACCGAGTTTTGCGGCGGCGTGGACCTGAGCCACCCCAAGCCGCGTGTCGCGTTTCTGATGCGCATCGAGGGGGCGGCGAGGCCTCCGGATCCGCGGCTGGTGCCGTCGGACGAGCGGGAGTAGCGTGGACGCGATGGACGACGGCCCCAAAACCAAGATGGACCGGCACCTACTCGACCCCGAGCACCTCGACCTGGCCGAGCGGTCAATCGAGAAGGCCGCCGAGCGCGGCATCGCCGCCGCGTTCCCTGATGGCGTCCCGCCCGGTCACGCGCTGCGCTACGACGTCTCGAAGTCGGCGGACGACCCGAGCGCTTGGAGCGCGCACAACATGGACTGCGGCGCCTCCGACGGCCGCTACGTCTACGTGATGGATTGGGGGCCGGCAGAAACGCTGCCCTGGAACGCCCCGGATGTCGCGAGCCCGCTGACGTTCGACGGCGCCAGCGACAGGTTTCACGCCCAATACGAGCCCATGCAGCTCGGCGCAGGCCTTCAGTGAAGCGCGCCGACACCGCCCGCGGTTTCGCCCGCTACGACTTCGCCGACAGCAACGGCGAGCCGTGCTCGCTGCAGAAGTCGAGCGTGGCGACGGATGACCTCGTCTGGCTCGGCCGAGATGGCGAGCGCACGCGCATGCACCTGACGCGCGCGCAGGTGGCGGAGCTGCTGCCGCTCCTGCAGGCGTTCGTGGACACGGGCGAGATTGGCTGACGCATGCGCTGCGCGAACTGCAGCCGCGACGTCCCTGGGCTCGCGTACCAAGAGGGAACGACGTCCGGCAACTGGGCGTCGTTCGACCTCGACCGCGCCGTAGACGACGGGATCGTCCCGCGTGAGTACGCAGAGTATCAGGCGGCCAAGTTCTGTGGTTGCGACGGAACGACAAAAGCCCCACCGCCGCGAGGCGATGGGGCCGAGTAGCAGTGCGCGCTGTTCAGCTCTGGATCACGTGATGTCGACAACCAGCACCCAGTCACCTTGGCCCGTGCCGTTGTTGCCCGGCGTCGTCACGCTCTTCGCGCTCAGCGTGTTGTTCCATGTGCCGCCGATCGCGGTGTAGCTGCCGTCTGTGGGATTGAACCAGCGCGCGCGCATCGTTCCGGTGCCGATCATGCCGCGCAGGTCGATCGTGAACGTGACCGCACCGGTCCCGTTGGGCGGCACGTAGGCAACGAGCCAGGTGCCGTCGCTGGCCATGCAGCCCTGGATCCACTCCCAGTTGTTCGCGGTCTGCCCACCGATCAGCGTGCGGCTGCTGATCTGCGTCTTGCCCGACGGAACGAGCAGCGTCCATCCGTTGTTTGGGAGCGCCTTCCAGAAGTTGATGCTGTGGACGTTGTCGTGGCAGACGTCCGTATCGAGACGAGAAGCTACCGACGGCGACCCCGTCTTGCCGAAGTCCCAGATCCCTGATGTTCCGAAGTTGCTGCCAGCGAACCCGCCGGCCGTGATGCCCCACCAAAGCGCTGCGCGAATACCTTCGCGGGAGACGTCAGATCCAAACGCCGTGTCTTCGTAGGCCGGCTCGCAGATCCACGCAGGCTTGCCATATCCCCATGCGCGATTGGCCGTGTCGTAGGTCTGAGCGGGGCGACCACTCGGGCCGTAGCCGTAGTACGTCGCACAGTCCATATTGCTCGCGTCGGTGAAGTCACCCGGCATCGTGTCCGGGCTGTCCATCTCGGCCGCGAAGAGCGCGTTCGGAAGCACCGAGCGAATGCCGGTGCGAATCGCCTGCACACGCGCACTAAGCGTGCTGCCGTCAGCGGGCGCGTAGTCGCCGTACAGGTACCAGAGGATGTTGGGCTTGCTGGCCCACCGAGTCGCGAGCCACACACCCCAATCGTGCATCACAGGATCGGCGTTGTAGGACTGGACGATATCGTTCGCCCACCCCTGGGTACCGCCCTGATATCCAAGATACGCGGGCGTTGGGAGCACCAACATCCCACGCGACGCGGCCTTGTCGATGATGGTGTCGATCCACGACCAGTACGCGCTGCCCGGTGTGCTGCTGAAGTGTCCTGCGGTCGCGAGCGGCGCGTCGCCATTGGCGTTGTTGGGCCCGCCGAAGTCGGACGTGGCCATCAACATCAAGATGAAGGCGTTGATGCCCTTGGCCTTCCGATCGTCGAGGTAGCTGTCGACGATGCTCGGCGTGCCGTAGAGCGACATCAGCCACGCGCTCTCGCACTGCACGCGGAACGGCGTGCCCTGCTGCGTTTCGAGGTAGCGACCGCTCGCAGCGACCTTGAGCGGGAAGATCGATGTCGAGAGCGAACCAGACGAGCGCCCGATGCTCGCTCCTGAGACCGGAGCTGTGGCGGCGATTCTTGCCATTGCTACGCCGCCGCGCTCCCGTAGGTCTTGATCATGTAGGGTGCACCAACGCTCGGGAACACGCGGTGCTGGCCGAGCACCGCGCCGCCCACCTTGTTGCCGCTGTTCATGAAGCGGTTGTCGATGTACCTGTAGCTGCTCGCGCTCGCGTACGCTCCTTCCGTATCGTAGCGAAGAACCGCCACCTTGGAGGTGTGCTCCTGCGGGTAGTAGATGTACCGCCCGTCTGTCTGCGCGAACATGAAGCCCTGCGCGAGCGCGTCGACGTTGTGGAAGTCGAACGTGGTGTACGCGGACGGATCAGCGAAGCCGAGCGTCCTGTCGTAGCGCGCGCCCACGCTCGCATCACCGAGGTTGTACGTCACTTCGCCGGGCACGAGGTACACGTACTGCCCCACGCACACGATGCCGTTGATGCCCTTGAGCGCCGGATTCACGTCGGCAACGAGATCGATGTGCTCCCACGAGCCGAGCGCGCCGAAGGGCTTGGTCGTGTCGTAGCGAATGAAGTGGCCGTGCGTTGTGCTGTTGTTGGCATACGGCGAGAAGTACACGTACCGGCCGTCGAAGCCCGCCCCGAGGTATCCGCGGCAGCCGTCGTTGATCGTCGCGATGTCGAATGAGTCCCACGACGCGACACTCGTGAAGCCCGCGCTTGCGAGCGTGTCGTAGCGCTTGACGATGTGGCCGCGCAGGTCGTCGGCAAACAGCGGGATCACGTACACGTAGCGGCCGTCGAAGACGCAGCCGCCGGTCGTGCCGCCGACGCTCCCGGGCACCGTGGTCAGGTCGAAGGCCGAATAGCTGGTGTCGATCGCGAAGTCCCGGTGCGTGTCGTACCGAATGAACATCTTCTGGATCGGCGCGAGGTAGACGTAGCGGCCATCGTTGCAGCCACTCACGAAGCCAAGGCTCTGCGCGCCGACGCTGGTCAGGTCCTTCGTGGACCACGCGGACGGGTCCTGGAACGGAAGCTGGCTGTTCCACTTGGCGAGCTTGATGTGCCCGCCGCCGTTCCACGGAATGAAGTAAACGCTGTCGTCGACCGCTTCGGCGCCGCCGTAGTTTCCGAAGGTGTTGGCCGGATCGATCTGCTGGAAGTCGAAGACCTCGGTGCTCGACAGGATGGTGTCGGGCAGGCCCCACGTTGAGCGCAGCAGCGCGTTGACCGCCGCGATCCGCGAGACGTCCGGCATACTGCCGCACACGATGGCGTGCGCGACTGTGACGTTGCCGTGCAGCGTCGAGTTGCTTCCAAGGCGCACGCGGTTGATCAGGTTGTCGAGCGCGCCGGTTACCGAGCCGGCGTACTCGCAGCCGTCGACCGCGAATGCGCATGTGTCGACGACGCAGCCGAGGCCGAAGACGTGCGGGCTGGTGTCGGCGGGTCCGGTCGTCTTGTTGGTATCGTTCGCCGCCGCGTTGATGCGGTTGTAGCGAAACAGTCCGCCGCTGTAGTCCATGGTCAACTGCGACGCGCCGGTGACCGCGGTGTTGGCGTGGAAGATAGTTCCACTTCCGACTGTCGAGTTGAGCGCAGCGACCACGAACGCGTAGGGGCGCGAGCCCGCGGGGATCGGCGTGGAGAGCGTGACGAGCAGCTCGTCGTCGACCCCATCGAACACGACGCCCGGATAGATGGTGTTGAACGCGGTTCCCGATCGCACTGGTTGAGCAGGAGCGCTCGCCTGCGCCATCGCCGTCGTGTCGCTGCCAGAGCTTGGCCAGCTCGCGACCGCGCCGTTGGGGATGTCGCGCGCGTCGTAGTTGAGCAAGATGTTTCCGCTCAGGATCTCGGCAAGCGTTGCGTTGAGCGTTAGCGTCTTTTCGTCGTACGCGGTGTTGCCATCGGCGTCGGTCACGGTCAGGCGCAGTACGACGGCGCCGTTGGGCCCCTCGACGGTCGCGGTCGCGTTGGCGATCGCGCTGTTGGCGAGCGTGACCTTGGTGCGGTTGGGACGACTGCGAAGCGTCCATGCGTAGCTGTATGGCGCGGTTCCGCCGCTTGCCGATCCCGCGAGCGCGAACGGGCTGCCGTACGTCACGATTGCGTCCGCGCCGGCGCGCGCAGTGAGCGGGATGGTGAGGTCCCGACCGTCCCACGGCTCGACTTGGATCTCACCCTCGTGGGTCGTGTCCATCGTACCGGTCAGGACATTGATGACCTTGACCTGATACCAAACCCGTCCCTTGGGGATCTTCTTCGTGATCGCGCGCGGGAAGTAGAAGGTAATCGTTGTGGCATCGACCACTGTCACATAGCTGTCAGGAGAGTTCCGGATGAGCGCGTAGCTCGCGGCTTTGTCCTTGTCGCGCTTGAGCTCCACGTAGACGATGGTGCCGGTCGCGGTTAGATCGGTTCCGGGTTTGAACTTGGCGGTGAACGTGCGCCACGTGTCTCCGGCAACGAGCGCACTGCTGCCGGTGAAATTCTGTGGAACCGGCATCTCTCAACTCTCCGTGAGTTGACCGCTCGTTTCGTCGAGCGTGGGTGGTGGCAGTGTTGCGTTGGCAGTCACGCGATGGACTCCTTCACCCGGATCGGGTCAGCGAGAGACCGGCCACCGGCGGCGCGAGATCGAGCGACACGCCATCCACCGGACGGGTCAGTGAGATCGACATTCCGATCGGCGGTGATGGTGGCGCGGGCAAAGAGAGCGGCGCGGAGCATGAAGCGCCTCCCGCGCTGACCGCGGCCACCGCGACTACGCCGACGACCGAAGCGACTGCGCTGCTACGACCGGCCGCCGCACCAGCGAACGATCCGCTCGAAGACAGACCGGTGATGACGCCGGCGCCGGCGCTCCTGCCCGCCGCCGCGCCGCTCGCCGATGCGGTGCCGGCGATCGTCGAGCTCGCGCTGCCAGAGCCCGCGGCCGCGCCCGCGACTGCAGCGACACCAACGACCGCGGCGTACGCGCTGCTGCGTCCCGCGGCCGCTCCCGCGATCGGCGCGCTGTTCGCCGCGTCGGCAACGATGCCTGAAGCGCTGCTCGAGCCCGCCGAGACGCCACTCGCAGCGGCGACACCGGTGATCGCAGCGAACGCAACACAGCCGCCGCAGCTCGAGCCCGCGGCAGCTGCAGAACCTGTGACCGCTGCCGATGCAGATGCGACGCCTGCGACTGCCGCAGGCGAAACCGCGCCTTGATCGAAGCTGACCGTTCCCGACGATCCGCCCGACGCAGCGCCCGCGATCGGTGCGGTGCCCGCTGCACCGCTGCTCGCTGCGGCCTGACCCGCTGCAGCACCAGCAACCTGAGCCGAGCCGAGTAGAGCTGCAGCGGCCGACGATGAACCGGTGCTCGGCGCTGCGATCGCAGCCGTTGCACCTACGTTGGCCGATCCGGCGCTACCGCCAGAGATCGAACCGGTGATCGGAGTCGTGCCCGCCGCGCTTGCCGAACCAGCGCCTGCGCCCGAGCTCGTCCCGCTGACTGCGCCAGTGCCCGTCGCGCTCGCGTTGCCCGCTGCGTTGCCCGTAGCCGCCGCGCTGATCGCAGCTGTGCCTGCAACAGCAGCTGACCCTGCAGCGCCCGACGAGCTCGCCGCAGCGATCGCAGCTGTGCCGCCGGCGCTCGATGCCGCTGCACCGCCACCAACGCTCGAACCAGCAACCGCCGCAACCGCGGTGACGACGGCGCTCGCCGACGAGCCGCCCGAGCTCGCGCCGTAGACCGGAATCGAAGGCGTCGCCGAAGTCGTGTCCGACGCGTACCCGGACGATGTGCCGGAGATCGCGGCGATGCCGGTGATCGCGGCATAGGCGCAGCTATAGCCCGAGCTCGATCCCCCGCCCTGGACTGTCGGGATGATGTTGGCGGACGCGCTTGCGCTGCCCGAGCTCGATCCCGCCGCCCCAGCCGAGCCCGCGACGCCCGCCGAACCCTGCGCTGAACCTGCAGCTGAACCAGCCGCCGCTGCGGATCCGGTCGCCCCAGCCGAGCCCTGCGCGTTGCCCGCGCTCGCTCCGGCGACAGCGACCGAGCTGCCGCCGCCACCGCTCGACTGAAAGAGAAGCAGCAGCGACATGCTCGATCACCCGAACTGGTAGGCCCGCACCTCGCCCCGACCGCCCGTTCCGCCCGCGCCACCCGCAGCTGAACCCCACGATCCACCGCCACCACCACCACCCGGAACGCCACCCGCGCCGCCGACGCCGCCCGTGCCGCTGTCCTGCGCGCCGCCGCCGCCACCGCCCGCGCCGCAGCGGATCAGGTTGCCATCGCTTCCGGCCGTTCCGGCTCCGCCGTTGACCGCGCCGCCCGTGCCGCCGTTCGCGCGCACGGTGCCCGCCGTTCGCGCGCCTGCGCCGCCGCCCGCGCCGCCGACCTGCTCAACGCCACCATCGACACCGCCGCCACCGCCACCACCACCAAACAGGCTGTCGGCACCGGTGCCGCCGGTCGCGTCGACCTCCTGGCAACCGCCCGCGCCGCCGCCCCACGTGCCGGGCGAGGCCGAGGCCGCCGTGACCTGGCTGCCGCCGCCGCCGCCGAACACGCCGACTTGCGAGACCGCTGCCGAAGGCGAACCGCCGCTGCTGCCGCCCGTCGCCTGCCCGGCCTGTCCCGCGCTCTGAATGCCGCCGCCGCCGGCGCCGCTCGATACGAAGTCGGTCGCGTCGATGATCCCGCCGCCACCGCCGTACGCGACGATCGACGAGCCGAACGAGCTTGCGCCGCCGGGATTGCCCGCGCCCGCGCTCACGCCGCCGGTCGTCGTGCCCGCCACGGTGATCGACGCCGAGCGCGGCAGCATGTCGGCGGGGAACAGATCGAGGAACCGAGCGCCGCCACCGCCACCACCACCGCCACCGCCGGCCGGGTTGACGTTACCGCCCGCGCCCGAGCCGCCCGCCGCGATCACGTCCACGAGCACGAGCTGCGCGCGCGAGTCGCGCTGCCACGAGCCAGAGGCCGTGAAGGCTTCGCTCTTGAGGAGCCGCAGTCCTTTGGATCCGGCTTTCACGCGTCGTCCCTAGGCGTACGAGTAGACCGTGACCTGACCACGCGCGCCCGCCCCGCCCGCACCGCCGGTCGACGTGCCCGCGCCACCACCACCGCCACCGCCGCCAGGCGTGCCGCCCGCTCCGCCGACGCCGCCCGTGCCGCTGTCCTGCGCGCCGCCGC